ATGGCAGCAACAGATTCCCCCCAGCAGGAAAATCAGGGCTTGCAGGAAAGCCGCGTGTTTGCACCGCCAGCCGACTTCGTGGCCAAGGCCGCCATCTCCGGCATGGATGCCTACAATGCGCTGTGCGCCGAAGCGGCCTCCGATTACGAAGGGTTCTGGGCGCGCCTGGCGCGCGAGAATCTCGACTGGCACAAGCCGTTCACCTCGACCCTGGACGAGACCGACGCGCCGTTTTACAAATGGTTCGATGACGGCGAGCTGAACGTCTCGTACAACTGCCTCGACCGCAACCTCCAGAACGGCAACGCCGACAAGACCGCCATCATCTTCGAAGCCGACGACGGCAGCGTCACGCGCGCCACCTACCAGGAGCTGTACGAGCGCGTCTGCAAGTTCGCCAACGGCCTCAAGTCGCGCGGCATCAAGAAGGGCGACCGCGTCATTATTTATATGTCGATGTCGATCGAAGGCGTGGCCGCCATGCAGGCGTGCGCGCGCATCGGCGCCACCCACTCGGTGGTGTTCGGCGGCTTTTCGGCCAAATCGCTGCAGGAGCGCATTATCGATGCCGGCGCGGTGGCGGTCATCACGGCCGACGAACAACTGCGCGGCGGCAAGCACCTGCCCTTGAAAAGCATCGTCGACGAAGCGCTGGCGCTGGGCGGCTGCGACAGCATCAAGAACGTCATCGTCTACCAGCGCACCGGCGGCAACGTTGCCTTCACCGAAGGGCGCGACCTGTGGCTGCACGAACTGGTGGCCAGCCAGGCCGCCGAGTGCGAGCCGGAATGGGTGGGCGCCGAGCATCCGCTGTTCATCCTGTACACCTCCGGCTCGACCGGCACCCCGAAAGGCGTGCAGCATGCCAGCGGCGGCTACCTGCTGTGGGCCGCGCTGACCATGAAGTGGAGCTTCGACATCAAGCCGCAGGACGTGTTCTGGTGCACCGCCGATATCGGCTGGGTTACCGGCCACAGCTACATCGCCTACGGCCCGCTGGCGGTGGGCGCGACGCAGGTCGTGTTCGAAGGCATTCCGACCTACCCGAACGCCGGACGCTTCTGGGACAACATCGCCAAGCACAAGGTCAGCATTTTTTACACGGCGCCGACGGCGATCCGTTCGCTGATCAAGGCGGCCGATGTCGACCCGAGCGTGCATCCTTCCAAGTACGATTTGAGCAGCCTGCGCCTGCTCGGTTCGGTAGGCGAGCCGATCAATCCGGAAGCCTGGATGTGGTACTACAAGAACGTGGGCGGCGAGCGCTGCCCGGTGGTCGATACCTTCTGGCAGACCGAAACGGGCGGCCACATGATCACGCCGCTGCCGGGTGCGACGCCCATGGTGCCCGGTTCGTGCACCTTGCCGCTGCCGGGCATCATGACCGCGATTGTCGACGAAGCCGGCGCGGACGTGCCGAACGGGCAGGGCGGCATCCTGGTGGTCAAGCGGCCGTGGCCATCGATGATCCGCACCATCTGGGGCAATCCGGAGCGCTTCAAGAGCAGCTACTTCCCGGATGAGCTTGGCGGCAAGATGTACCTGGCCGGCGACGGGGCGATCCGCAACAAGGAGACCGGCTACTTCACGATCACCGGGCGCATCGACGACGTGCTCAACGTGTCGGGCCACCGCATGGGCACCATGGAAATCGAATCGGCGCTGGTGGCCAATCCGATGGTGGCCGAGGCGGCGGTGGTGGGCAAGCCGGACGACACCACGGGCGAGTCGATCTGCGCGTTCGTGGTGCTCAAGCAGGCGCGCCCGACCGGGGAAGAAGCCAAGAAGCTGGCGCTGGAGCTGCGCAACTGGGTAGCCAAGGAAATCGGCCCGATCGCCAAGCCGAAGGAAATTCGCTTCGGAGACAACCTGCCCAAGACACGCTCGGGCAAGATCATGCGGCGTTTGCTGCGCGTGCTGGCCAAGGGCGAGACGATTACGCAGGACGTGTCGACCCTGGAAAATCCGGCGATCCTGGAGCAGTTGAAGGAAGCGTCGTAGGGGGGAATGCAAATTTCTTCATACTTGGCAGAATCTTTGCTATAATCTGCGGCTTCGCGAAGGCGGAGATGTAAAGCAGGAGAGATGGATGAGTGGTTGAAGTCGCACGCCTGGAAAGCGTGTATAGGTTCATAGCCTATCCGGGGTTCGAATCCCCGTCTCTCCGCCAGGAACACTAAGCCCCTGATTTTAGGGGCTTTTTCTATTGCCCAGCCCGTTTTCATTCCTTGACGTTTCTGGCTCCGGGAATGTCCAGGGAATTTTTAGCCAGTGCGGCCTCCATCTTCTCCATTTCCCGATCATCGTCGTCGCTGCTGATCCATTTGGCGTAGACCGTGAAGAACATGCGAAGACTATGGCCCAACTGCTTGGCCAAGTACCCCGGCTTGGCGCCGCTCATGAGTCCGATTGTTGCAAAGGTGTGGCGCATGTTGTACGGGCGGCGATACCGGATGCCAAGCTGCTTCAAGGTGATCTCCCAAAAACTTCGAACGTCCGTAATTTTTGCGTACCCCCAAGGCTTGCTAGTTTTTGGGTCGTGGAAAACATGCCCGCCACCCTCCACGCGCGCGCCGACGAGCTGCGTGTACACCTTCTGCCGCTGCAGCGCCTCCATAGCCAGCTTCGTCAGCTTCACTACCCGCGCCTCATAAGTTTTCGTCGAGTCCGCTTCCTCATCGTACACATTCGCCCCGTCGATCAGCATTTCCTTCTTCTGGAAATCGATATCCCCCCATTTCAGCGCGATACCTTCGGAGGTCCGCAGTCCGGAAAAGAACATCAGTTGCACGAAGTTTAAGATTTGCTCGTCTCGATGCGCCCGAAGGTGATCCAGAATTTGGTGCGCCTCCGCGAGGTCGAACGGGTCCGGGCCTGGTCGTTGGTAACCGGCGCGCGCTACTTCTTCGCACGGGTTTTCGGTTATCAGCTTGTCACGCTTCGCGAATTCGAACACGCCCTTAATCAGCGACAGTTCGTTGTTCCGGCTTTTCCCGCTCTTCCAGGTGCCAGCCTTGAGCGCCTCTAGAATGTCCGAATAGCCTACCTCGGCGATCGGCTTATTCGTCAATTTCTTCTTCCAGAAATTTTCAAGGCGCCTGCGATACTGATCCTTCGTTGATGCCTTTATTTCATGCAGCCTAATCCATTTATCCATTACATCGAACAGCATCGGCACGCATTTGCCTGCTTCGTTCGCGCGCGGGGAATGCGGGAAATAGTCCTGATAGCTGAACGTGCCCTCTACAATTTTGCGCCTGATTTCCGCTGCGATCCTGGTCGCGTACTTTGCGTTCGCCGGCGTCGGCTGCATCGGCTCATCATTGAGATAAAGCGTTTCCTTGCACGAGCGCCCCCTGTACGTAAATCGCACGCGAATGCTGCTTTCCCGCAGTTCTATGCCGCCTGTTCCACCCATTTGTAATACTCCTGGACATTCATTGTGATACGGCCGTCTGGCGCTTTTTTGTAGTGCTTACCTTCGAGCCAAACGCCATCTTCCATTTTTCGCCGGACCGCCTTATCGGTGTAGCCGGTCAGCGAACAAAACATGGGGATCAACACCCACTGCAATTGAAACTGAATAGAAATATCCGTCACTTGTCGTTCTCCTGTTCGTTATCAGTATCCAACTCAAGCCAAGCCGCCGGCATTCCCACTTCGTCACCATCGTCCTCTGGATCGATCAGCGCTTCCGACACGTCATCACCATCATCATCGTCGTCCTGGTCCACGAGCACCGGCATGGCCGGCTCGATTGGCGCTTCGAAGATCTTCTCCCAGGCGTCATCCGAGGTCTTGCCCGGCCGGCGTGCGCTGCGCTTACTCATAGCTGCCTCCCTCCCAAAACAAACGCGGCTTGCTTGGCTGTCCGCCCTCTGGCTTGATGCCTGCTATCCGCAATTTCGTCGCCGGGTCACTCAGATAAACACTGAGGAAATCGTAGAGATTCTGCGCTTGCTTGTGCGAAAGAAAGGCTCTTACACCTCCCTCCGCGTACTCGATACGCACTTCCAGGGCTGTAGCAAGTCTTGCATGGCCGTCGAAATAAACCGCCCCGTTGTCGTCCGTTACCATTTTGAGAATGCTCATTGTTTTTCTCCCGGCGATAGCTCTGTTGCTACAGGGGCGGCGGGCAGTGGTCCGAACTTCGGTTTCGCCGCCTGCTTGGCGCGGATCGCGTCGACTTTCGTCCAGATGCGCGCAAGCTCGACCTCTGCGGCGTCATGCATATCCAAGCCCTGCGCCAGGCAAAGCGCTGCCAGCGTTACCATCACGCCGCCGACCTCTTGGTGCTTCTCGCCGACAGGGCGGCCAAAGGTGTAATCGACCAGCTCGTGCGCCTCGGCGGCGGTCATGCCGCATGCCTGCACAAGCTCGGTCGCTTCCTCAAAGAACCGGTGATTGCGCTCCTCGGCGTCGCCGGCGATCATCGGCCCGAAGCACGCCATCATCCAGGGCTGCACGCGATGCTGGAAGGGCGCGCGTGCCGGCTCCGCATGCCCTGCTGGCGCAACAGCGGCGCGGTCAGCGAGGACGTAGGCGTGCATCATGTCCGGCGTGTAAAGCGGCTCGCTGCCGTCGCCGCATCCGTTGTACCGCGTTTCAGGCAGCGGCGGCAAATCCCCCGCTGGCGCATCTGGCGCAGCTCCGGCGCCAACCGGAAGAAACCCGGCCGCTTCCAACTTCGCCCTCACATTCGCGATTACAGTAGGGGCATCCGCACGCTTCATCGCTGGCGCATCTGGCGCGCTGGCCTTTCTCACGGATGAGCATTCACAAAACCAAGCGCCGCATACTTGGCATTGATCGTCGCGGGATGGCGCGCTGGCATTCGGTGCAGGCGGGCGCACGATTAGTTCGGTCAGGTAGCAGCCTTCTTTGGCGTCGTTCTCGATGTAGTCGTCCGCTTCGTCCTTGTCGAAATAGGCGGTCCCCAACTCAAGCTCGCCATCGGGCAGCGTAATAAGCCATGCCACGGTGTCGTCCGGCACCTCATCAGCGCTGGGCGCGGGGGCAGCCCAGCGCATATCGTTCTTCCAATCGATTTGAAGCCCGCGCCAGGACTCTTGCGCATTGTGCCGCACCCATCCATCGCGCACGCGTTGCTCTAACTCAGCTCCGACGAAAACGGGGCGGTCATCGAGATAGCCGAGAGGGGCCCCTTGGTCGCCTTCGGGGAAGGCATCAGCGCTGGCCGCACGCTGGGCGATCTCAAGCTCGGCGGTTAGTTGCGCGTTTGCTGCCCGCTCGGATGCCAGCATGCCCGCCGCACCGAGATTCGTTTCCACTTGCTTTTGAACTTCGTTCAATTGGCTGCGCAACGCCTTGACCAGAGTTTCATAGGCGTTGATGCGCTTACGCTCGCCGTCTTCCGGGGCCGCACGCTGGGCGATGTAGGCGCGCAGGTCTGCAATTTCGGCTTCCATGAAGCTATCATGTTTGTAGCCGGTATAACGATGCCCCAATTCGGCGAACGCCCGCTCACGCCATGTCTTTGGCAACGCCGTATCAATGCTGCCCTGCGCTGGCGCGGCTTGGATGGCGGCGAGCACGTCTGGGCGCCACAGCCAATTCCCGCCCTTGTGTTGGACAAGTTCGCCTTGGACAGGCGCGTGGCGGGTCAGCGCGTCGATGGCGGCTTGAATGGAATTCTTACTCATGTGTGTAGCTCCCGATTTGTCCTGGTTCGTTACTGCCCGTGCAGTCGTTCCGGTGGTTGGCTGCGTGTGGGCAGCGTTTATTCCCGCACATGGCGCACAGAATCATGCGATTGGGGAAAAGTTCGTGTGGGTGACAGGTGGCACAATGGCATCCGGGTAGCGCGTCCAAAACGCCGAGCGCGCGTCGCGCATGGAAAGCGACATCGTCGCCGCTTACCTGCATACCTTTGCGCCTGATGCACCAGTCCAAGAAACTACGCACTTCCCGATCCTGTCGTGCGGTGATGTCATCCGAATCCGTGGCGTTCGGCGCACTTGGCATGCCAATGACCGAGACGGGCGCGACCGTCGGGGCGGGCGTGGCGAGGGAGGTGCGCTCATCCGGCATGCTGCTGCCCGGCGATGGTGCGACCTGAAGGGCGGCGAGAGTGTCGCGGCACTTCTGCATCGTCGCGACATGCTGCTGAATACGCATGGTGAAATGATTTATCATCGCCAGGGTGTCGGTTAGCGCATCGATGGCGGCTTGAATAGGGGATTTGCTCATTTATTTTTGTCCTTGTACGCGCAAGTGAGGGTTACGCCAGTGGCGGGTTTTGAAAGTCCTACGATCTCGATGCATTCCGCCATGCTCTTCATGGGGAACTCGATGCGAACGGTGGGCGTCCAGGCCGTGGCTGCTACGAGGTACAGCATGATGACGACGTTCATTTCGACACCCCCTCGATGTGTCCCGCGATAGCCAGGGCGTCGGCCACGCACGCATCGAATGCCTCGATCACGTCGTCCGACAGATGACCTTCGCCAGCGATGTCAAAATCGGCTCCGTTCGGATCGCTGAATGCCACCCAGCCACTATCACGCTCCACGCCGATCGTGATCACGTAGCCCTCGGGCAGCTCCGCGCAGCAGCGGTTCAGTGCATCTGCCAGCGCGCCGCCTGGTTCGTCCGCCGCCACAGACGTGACCGGGATGGTGGCGAGGGCAGTCAGCGCTCTTTTAGCAAGAAATTTCATGCTGCGGATTGCCAATTCCTCACCGGCATCACCCGGGTAGTCCTTGATAGTAGTGAGGTCGTCGATAGCGTCTTGAATGGGGGTGGTCATGTGGAACTCTCCTTTGGCGAATAGCCTTCAACCAAGCGCTTGATAGCGCAGTCCTCGCCGAGCGTGCCGACGAAGTACTGTGTGCCGCCGTGCCCGCGCAGCTCGTGAATTTTGTAGATGTAGGCACGCGGCGTCATAAGTTCGCCGCTCCCAGAATGCGCCGGAACGCCTTCCCAGCGAATGTAGGTGCGGCGAGTGCTGACGGTGCACACCTGTCCGTCAAGTGGTCCGCCGAGCATAAGCACGTTGACGGTGCTCATACAGCGCCGCCCTTGTTGGGCGCGTCGATCTCCAGGCCGCCGGCGGTAAAGCCGCGCTCGACGCACGCGTTCCTGGCAGCGATCATCAGCGGCGACTCCTTGGCCGTGGGCGATGGGTGCAAGGCGCGCTCGTTGTCTGGAAGCTCGGCCATCTGATCTGCGGTGCGGACCAGCGCGCGGACCACATCCATCGGGTCGACCTCGTATTCTGGGTCTGGCGGGGCGACCGAGGCGATAGCGAGCCGCTGCTCCGCCTCCCACTGCATTTCCATCGCGATACCGCGATAATCCCAGTACATCTCCTCGGCTTTCGCGAAGGCGTCGTACAGCTTGTCGTCGGTGCTGAACACTTCGCGCAGCTTATCCATGTCCCAGTAGGCGCTGCCCTCATCGTCAGGCGAGACTGGCGAACTCCATCCTGTCAAGTCGCCCAACGCGTCCTCGGCGTCCATCCCAATGATGATCTGCACCGCCTCCGCCCGGCCCTCGGCACGTGATGCCAAGATAATGCTGCGCAGGTCGTTCGCACCGGCTGACGCCTCCAGCTCCGCGACGCGCGCGATCAGCGCAAGCACGACGGTCGGGTTGGCGGCGGCGATGTAAGCGGCGTTGTCGCGGACCGGCAGATATTTGCAGCTGGTAGCGCAAATCTGGTGAGCGTAGTCCTCAAAATCTCGCATGGGATTTGTGCTCCCGCCGATATTCCGGTCGGCATGGCCGGCAGGAATAACCCAACGCTCAAACTTCGCTATCCACGGCCCTGGCGTGGCCGCTTCCGCAAGCCGCTTCAATTCTGTCGTATCCATATATTCCTCGTTTCGTTATTCAGGCTGCTTTTGCAGCGATACCAGCGGTGCGTCGATCGGTGTCGGGTCGCCGGACAGGTACACGACCATGTCGATGCGACCGCCGGCCCGTTGCGCGCTGACCGTGTGAATGTGCTCGACCTTTCCCGCGACCTCGACCGGGTGGCCGTTTTGCAGCGCGGCCAGCAGGATCCGTTGGTGCTTGTGCTCGGGCAGCTCCGAGCGGGAGAAGTTCGGCGGCGGCAACTGGCTCATCCGATGTCCCTCAGGCGGGTCAACCCGGTGTCGCATTCGTAAATCTGGTCAGCCGGCGCGCCCGACGCTTCGATCAAGCGGCACTTGTGATCGATCAGGTATTTGTCGCGGCGGATGCCCATGGCCTGGTCAGCGAACGTCAGCACAAAGCTGGTGAACATGACCGCGCCGAGAACTGCCAAAATAGCATTTGGCTTCATAGTTGATCTCCTGCTGTGATTGGAAGCTGGCGCGGGTCCGTTGACGCCAGGGTGTAGACGAAGGTGCGGCCCGTTTCGGTGTCGCGCTCGTCGCAGTCATTCATCCCGGCCAGCACTGCGGCGTGCGCGGCGGCCTCGCAGATTTTGGTTGCCTGGCCGCGAAACATGCAGCCCGCGCAGTCGCCGGCGCCGACGGCCGCCAGCTTCGCCCGGAACTGCTTTGCTACAGGGTCGAGCGGCGCGGCATCCTGGCCCAGCCAACGATGGACGGCGACGAACCCTTTCATCATTTCACCGTGGCGATCAGGGCGACGAGATCCAGGTCCGAAGCACCTGGGATCGAGTAATACCCGTTCACGTGTGCGCGGTGCACAGCCTCGGCGATGGCGAGCTCGCGCGCGGCAACCGCGTATTCGGTGCGATATGCCTCATGGCCTGCGCGGTGCGCGTCCGCAATCGCAATGAGATGGTCGTCCTTGCGCACTACCTGGCCGACGTCGATTGCGTGGCGCAGCGCCGCATCGGCAACGGCTTTCACTTGGGTTTCGGTAATAGTCAGGCAACCACGCCGGCCAGATGCATCGATGGCGGCCATCGCTTCGCCCCAATCCATCTGCGATTCCGGATAAACCGGCGCTGGCGATGGCCAGTAACAGTCATAGAGCGAGGTTTCGCTGCGGCACATCGATGTCGCCACCCACTCCATGCCGGTCGGCGTGACTAGCGTATCGCCCACGAACACCGGCTTGCCGTCGATGATGTCGAGCGGGGTCATGACAAGATGTGTGTCGTCGTGCGCACCATTGGTGCCGCCGGCATTCCAGCCCATCACTTCCTGTGTGCTGTTGCCAATGATGCCGATGATTGAAAGGACGTGCTTGCGATCCCACGTCAGAATTTCGACTGTCTCGCCGTTGACGCAGCAGAAGGGAGCGCCGGCACGTGCGTGCTCGATGCTGAAAGGGCGAGTGTGTTCTGGTTTCATATCGTTCATCCTCAAGACTTCGTGCCGCGCGGCGGCGGTTCGTGAAACTCGACGCCATGCTGGCCGCCGAATGCGTGTACCTGGTCCAAGTGCTGGGCAAAGCCCTTGATCGTCAGATCGGTGGTGCTGCCGACTAAGATGCGGCTGCCGTCCGGGCCGAAGTCCCATTTGCGGTAGTCTTCGCGCCGGCACAGCTCCGGGTCATACTCATCTGGCAAAAATTCCTTCTTGAAGTGCTCATGCCACACCTCGGCGCTGTACTGCCGCTGCCCAACCCATACCTGCTCTGCGATGTCTTTGAGCGGCCCGACCCAAAGTAGGGCGTTCTGGTCCAGCTTCCGGGTCTTTACCTCTTCGCCCAGGCGGAACTCCAACGGCTTCTTTTCATCCAGCGGCGCGTTGCGCAGCACCGCTATCGCGCGCTCCACCTGCTCCGCTTTACGCAGGAGCACCTTGCGCACTTCGAACTTGGGGCGCGTCATGGCGGCGCCCCGGCTGGCCGATTGAACGCATTGATCGCCTCCTTCGACGCGCCTGGCAACAGACGAATCTTTATTGGGCCATTTCGTCCGTCGCCATCCATCACGGCATGCATTTCGCGCTTATCTTTGGCGTTCAGATTGCGCCACTTGGAGACGTAGCAGTCGCCGTGCCAGATAGCCTGCGGACCATCCGCCTGGCTTGGGCCAAAGGAAAACCCGCGCTCGCGCAGCCATTCTTCTGCGGCGCGCGATGCCGCGAACTCCCCCTGGTTATTGAAAGTGATGACGTCGCTCATGCAGGTACCGCCTCGGCAGCCAGCAACGCGTTCATGACCAGCGCCTCGGCGTGGTCGCGCTCGACACGGGCGGCGTCGTACTGCTCGATGCCCCAGGCCAGCGCGTACATGCACCAGACCATGCTGAAGGTGTAGTCCTTCATGCGGTGCTCCCACAGGTCTTCAAAGTGCCAGCTGTCGCGCGACCCGCTGCTGTCGCGATCCCGATAGCTGAACTCGTGAGCGGCCCATAGTGCGCGCTCAACACCGCCATCCTCCAGCGCACCGAAAACTTCATCATCAACTGCCTCCCAAAGGGCGCGGCGGCCGTCGGCGTCCAGTGAGTCTTCCAATTTGGCGCTGCGCATCCAGCGGACGCGGTACTGGTTGATCACGCGGCGGAACTCGGCTTCGTCGTATTCCATTGCCTTGCCGCCATCACGGCCACCGTCCACCGCAATAAGCTTCTCGGTCCAATACCCGGGATTGATGGCGAGGCGCCGGCCACACTGACGGTTGTATTCCCGATCGGTGCGGAAGAACTCGAACATGTCCGTCGTGCGTTGGAACACGTAAGTGCCCATGTCGCCGGTGTAGCAGAGAACGCCCGGCCAGGTGATCAAGTCGAAGTGCATGTTGCCTGTGCCTGGCTGCTTAAAGCGGATGTGACGATTCACACCGTCGTCGCGGATCACGGTCATCGTGTGCTGGGCGACGTCGCGCAGGAAGCGCTCCTGGGTGCATTCGTGGCTCATGCCGCATTCCCGTCTACCGCCGGCGATGACTTAAGCACGCCCATGTTCTTGCACGGGTATTTGTCGCCGAACGGCTTGATGTGCTTGTAGAAGTGCTTGCCGACTGATTCAGCACCGGCAAACGCAGCGTAGTCGTCAGCCGAAAAATTCGCGTACTGGTACACGTTGCCCGGCGCGCCCTTGTGGAAGAATTGCACGGCTAACGTGTTCGTTTCGGTGCAAAAACCGATAGCCGCGATCTGCGACGAGGTGACAGGCGTCAGGGTGATGCGTGGTGCTTGCGCGACGATGCTCATGGGTTTCTCCAGGTGGTGGGGTAGGGGTTATGCAGCGCAGGCCAGTGCGCCGGCACGCGCGTCCGCGATGAAGCGCTCGAGCCGGGGAATCAACTCGCCGACTTCCATGTCGTGCTCGGCGCCAAACGCCACGATGTCGTCATCGGTCATGCCGGTGTCGACCACGGCGTCAATAATTTCGGTCGCCGGGCGCGGTGCTGGCGGCCAAGCTGCGGCCGGGGTCAATCGGACCTTCGGCACGGTGGCGCGCGGGGCAGGCTCGGGCTCCACCTGCTGGACCGGCTCGGCACTTGCCAAGGCAGCCTGGGCGGCGGCAATGCGGGCTTGCTCGGCTGCCGCGGCGGCCTTCTGGCGCTCAACCTCGGCTTTAGCGGCTGCCGTCTCGGCCTTGGCACGCTCTTCGGCGGCGATGCGCGCACGCAGCTCTTCAGCCTTCTGCGCTTCGGCACGCTGGTGATCGGCGATGCGGGTCGTCACCACCAGCTGGAAGTCGTCCATGGGCTTGGCGATGATCTGCTGCAGGTCCATCAGGAGGAACTTGTGAGCGCCGGCGTGCTCCGCGCACCAAGCTTGCTTCGCCCGGTAGTCGGCGGCCGTGGTGTTGGTGGCGATCTTGGCGCCGGCCAGCAATGTGTCAACCGCATCGTGCAGGCTGGCCAGTGTCCGCTTGTTCTTCATGGCGCCGGCGAAGTCCGGGGCGGCAGCGAACAGGCGGATCGGGCGGATCTCGGCTTCCAGCACTGCGACGTGCTCGGAATAGGCCAGCTTGGCTTCGGCTAGGATCGTTTCCTTGATCTCGGTCTTGCGCTTCGTGACCAGCTTTTCCAGCATCAGGCGCTTGGCGCGCAGCTGGTCCTTGACCAAGTCGATCGTGCGCATCAGGTCGTCAATGCTGGCGGTCTGCGCAATGGCGGCCGACTTGGTCGCTTCCAGGTTGTTTTCGGCAGCAGCGCAGAACTTGACGGTCGCCTCGGCGTTGGCGAAGTCCTCATCGCTTTGCAGATCGATCTTGATGTTGGCGATGAAGCGCTCGGCCGCCGCTTTGAACGTCGGCAGGTTGCTATTCGCTACCTCGCCGCGAATATGAACGACCAGAGCAGGGAGGGCCATGATTGCGTCGGCCTGCGGCTTCTCCGCCAGCTGGCGCGGGACGTACTCGGCCATGTCCTTCGCGAACTGCTCCCAGCCAGCACGTATCCGCTCGAACCATACTGTGTCCGGATACACCCACATGTAGACCATGTTCTCGGCGGTGCCGTCGGATACGACGAACAGCAGTTTCTCGGCGCCGGTCACCATTAGGATCTGCTGGCACTGTGGCATATGCTCTTCCGGCAAAGTCTCAGCACTCACGCTGGCCGCCAGCGCCGCTGCCCACTGCTTGTGTTCAAAAGCAATTAATTGGCTTAGCGTCAGCCCGTCGCATGAGGCGGACAGGCGGCCGTCCGAACAGGTTACGGGATAGAGGTCGTCCTGAATGATGGCTTCAATAAGCGGACGCGCGGCTGCCTCGACCTCGTGACCGTAGTCCAAGACGTTGAACTGAACCCAATCAGAAAATTCTTTTGCCAAGCCGGTCGATTTCATCGCCAGCAACTCATTTCGGCTAACCGTCTTCGACAGACCCAGCATTGCTGCCGCCTCACTGGCGCCGTTGTGATCGAGGCGAAACTGATGCCAAGCGTTAGTGCCCTGAACTAATTGATGAATTTCCATATTATTTGCCCCTGTTGTTTTCGAGATAGCCATGCTTCACTTCAGCCTCTTTCCGAGCCGCCACTGCCGCATCAAACGTTTTAAAATGTCCGACGTAGAGGCTTGCGCAGCTGACGGAATAACCATTTTTATGATTGGTGACCCCGGCAACTCCTGTTCGATTGTTTTTTGCGATGCGGCGGTTTCTTTGATTGCCGGAAAGCGTCGTTATCCGTAGATTCGCTAACCGGTTATTAAGTCCGTCTCCATCAAGGTGATCGATACACATGCCATCAGGGATGGCGCCGTTGACCATCTCCCAAATGACTCGGTGCGTGTAGTGCCGCTTGTGGAACAAGACGAATGACCTGTAGCGTCCGTCGTGTTTTACTGATCCGACTTCTTGGCCCACCGCTGTTTTTGGCCCTGGCCGTTTCACCTTCCATGACAAAACCCCTGTGATTTCGTCGTAGCGCAAAAACGCATTCCAATCTGTACTCATCAATCGCTCTCACGAGTCCAAGAGTGGATTGTTAAGCGCTGATCTTCGGTGAGTTGGTCCCGCGTCTGAATCATGGCAATCACCTCGTCGGGGCTCTTCCCAGACAGGATCAAATTGCGCCACCCAGCCTTCTTTGCCGCGAAGGCTTCGTCGGACAGCACTTGCAACTGCTGGCGACCGCCGGCTTGGCTGCCTTGCTGGCCTTTTTCGAGTACTTCGCTGCCGTCTTCCTGCTCGGTGACGATCACGACCTCGCCGTCGAAGGTGAAGTCTTTGCCGGCGTCGACGGCCTGGGCCACCTCCATCGCGCGGATCACCTCGATCGATTTCGGCATGTACTTGAGCACCTGCAGCAGCACAACCTTGCGGGCGTACATTTCCATGTTCTGGCCGTTGTTGGTGAGCGCGTAGTGGCTACCGCCGACCTTGTTGTATTTGTTCAGGTGGCGCACCGCGCGGTCCATCGTCCAGACCTCGATGACCGGGTACTGGCTGCCTTGAACGCGACCGATGGCGTACACGTGGGTAATGCTTTGCCAGTCGTCTGCGTCGCTTTCTGGCTGGTGCTTCACGAACGGGTTATCGCCCAGCGCCCAGTCAAACTTATCGCCGCGGTAGACAGCGCCGGTCCAGACAGTGGCACGGCCGGCGCGGGATACCAGATCGACCAAGCCTTGCCAGCCGGGCACGAACGTCGCCTTGCCCTTGTACGGGACCAGGTAGCCCTGTCCGCCCACACCGATCTCCAGGCCCAGCTGCGCAGCGATGACCACTGAGGCGAAAATGCTGTGCATGTCGCACTTTTGAAGCGCCGCGTTCTGGCTGAATGACGTCATGGTCAAGCGCACCATACGGTCGGCCGTGATGTGCTTTGGCAGAGCGAGGGCGATCTGGCCCTTGTACTGCTCCATGAAATCGTTGAGGCGCTTGGCCGGGCTAACTGCTACTTGATTCATTGCGTTCTCCGTTACAGGTTGATGTATTTGATCGCCAGGATCAGCGCGTCGTCGCGCCGGAATCCCCAGCTGCGCCACTGCTGGTACTTCCGCAGCAGCTTCATTTCGTTTCGGTCGTCGCCGGCGTCGTGTCGGGCTCGTCGTTGTGCGCCAGGCTGTAGGCTGCAATGACCAGCAGCACGATCGCCATGTCGGTCGCCAGGCGACCAAAGCGCCGGATCAGGTAGAACTCGCGCAGCCTTCTCATGGCAGCATCCAGGCGACAAAGTCGGACAAGGCTTGCGCCATGGAGATCAGCAGCAGGGCAGCGATGGCGTTCCGGGCCGGGTGCTTCGTTGTGTAGCGGCTCATGGCTTGTGCTTTCCGTTGCCGTAACACTTCCAGCATTGGCTGTCGCTGCCGTGGTAAGGCCCCTGAGAGTAGATGCGTCCACGGCCGCTGCATGTGTTGCAGTGGACAAGCTCGCGCTCGGCCTTCAGAGCAGCCTTGGTTTCTGACAGCTCGCCGATCAGCGGGTTCTCAGGCTGGTAAAAGGCCATGCCGTAGTTTTCGTGGGCGCTCTCGACGTTCGCGGCGATGGTGGCAATCTGCTCGCTTGTGGCTTCGATGCCAGCCTCATCCAGCGCCTCGCTGACTACCTCATTCCAGAAATCAGCGGCGCTCATGGCGCGGCCTTGGCTGCGAGAATGGCGGCGTCGATGGCCTTGTCGAGTTCGTCGGCGACGATGTTGCCGCACGCATCAAGGATCGGAAACTGGTCGAATTGCGGACCGCACACACGCAGCCAGCGATACCGCGCCGCATCGAGCTTGTCCTGCTCGCTCGGGCCGGCCGGCTGGACGGGCGCGGCGAGCCAGCCATTACGGAATACCTGCCAATCGTGGTCCACCATCTTGTCCAAGAACTCGGGATTGGCGTCATCGTGCGAAATCAGCTTTTTCAGGAAAAGGTCGGGCATCAAGCCGCGAACGGGACAGTTGCGAACTGTAGCCTCAAAGGCTGCAATCGCGCGTAGCTCGCTCGGCGCTGCCTGCTGCACCGGGGCGGGGGCGGTAGTAGGGCGAGGCGTTGGATGCTCCTGCCCGTCATGAGCCATGATCAGGCCCAATTGGACGATTGCCCTGTCGATGCGAGTGCGTTGCGCCGCCACATCGATATCACGGGTTCCAACGTCGCCGAAGTTCGGACGAATGGCGTTCAGCAGGTTTATCAGCTCGGCGGTCAGTTCGGTAGGCGCTGGCAAGCCGCCCATTCCCACCACCACAGGCGCGGCGATGGACTTGAGGGCGCGAATGCGCTTGCCGATGATTCGACATAAGCCGCCTTGACGCAAAGGCAAGTACTCTTTGCTGGTCGAGTCTGCTACGGCAGCCGCTTCCTCCAGTGCCGCATCCCTTGCCGCGCTCGGCATGCCCGGCACCGCGACCGTGCGCTGGTAGCCGTCAGGGCCGGGGGCGATGGCTGCGCTCCAGGCGGGGGCGTGGGGTGCGGTGGCGAGCTTGCGCAGCGATGTAGCCATTTGCCACGCGAAGTCTCCAGCGAGAGCGTTGCGGCCAAAGTCGCCCCGGATGTAGCTGTGATAGGTGCGGTCCGTGAAGTTTGCCTCCATAAACGAAACGAGGTATTCGCGCGCTTCGTCGATCGTCATCTTTTTCTGTTCGTTCATCGTGATTCCCTGTGGTTATTTCGTTTGAGTGCCGAGCGCAGTACGGCTTTGCGCCATCAGCGTGTTGCGCATGTGCGCATCTACTGGTTCGCCGCATGCCCAGCAAGGTTGCTTGGCACTCAGCCACTCAATGCGCTCCCGGTGGTTGGCGATGTTTTCTGCATCGCGGCTCGCTTGTATTGCCTTCGCCATTTCGCTTGCCATGATCAGCTTTCAGTAAGTGCGCCAGGCGGCGCGGTTATTGGTGGGCGGTGCATTCACCACACGGCTGCCGACTGAATAATCCCGACGCTCGTCGGATGCCATTCGTCGGGCCAATCAGCAGCCGTGTGGTGGCTGGATTACCCAGCCCTAGCAAATTCGCCGTGGTACTGCTTTGATGCTTTTTCATAAGCTACTTTTGCTGCCTCAAATTCGACAAAGTAGCCAAGGAACTTCTTTTTTCCGTCAACGTGAATTTGCGCATTCCACTTGCCCTCGCGCGCTGCCCAGCTCACTCCCTTGGTTCTGGATTTGCTGTCACTGCGTGGCGCTGCATTCATTCGATTCTGCGAAGCTGTCACGGCTCTGAGATTTGCTATTCGGTTATCCGCACGGTTTCCATTAATATGGTCAATAATCTCCGGCAGTCCCCCATGCGTCAGAAGCCATGCAAGCCGATGCGCCTTGATCGTCTTTCCGGCGATCCCGAGGTGCACATACCCCTCCTGACTAACGTGACCTGCATGGGCCCCAACCCGAATCCCAGCGCGTGGCTTGATCCAGGTAAAAGCGCCTGTTATCGGGTCGTAAGACAGTCGCGGCTTGATTTTTTCGATATCCATTTGTCGCCTCAAATTTGGTACAAGCCTCACCGGCAAGAGTTGCGCCGGTGAGGCGGCACGACTGACGTGCGTGAGGCCTGCGCTATCTAGCGCGGCCGATGCCCAGGTATCACTTCAACGTGCTCTTGATTGGGTTTCGACTTCGCATGCCCGCTCTCCTTAAGTTGGTTAATCGGATTCAAGGCTTTCGGCCCTTGCACCGCCAAAGCCACCTCGCGGGTGGCAGTGGCGTTCTAGTCAACTTCGCGCTAATCAGGGTTGCCGCCCGAGAAGCGCAGCAGCTAGCCGTATTCAAGCTGGGTTGGTCGGTTAAACGCTGCCGCCATATCGTCATGGCTGTCGGCACACAGCACCGGAGAAATCCGGTATAGGCATCGGCAAGCGGTAATTAGGATTGGGAGCATTTCAGTCGACGCGCGGCAGGCGCTCAAGTGCCGCTTCAGCTTCGGCGAGCGGTCCCGGCGACGGCCTGAGGAAAATCCTGATCGTCGCCAGCGCGCCTTTTAGGTAGCCGAAGCGATACTCGTCAGCAGGCGAAATCTCGTTGACGTATTCCATGAAGGAGGCCAGGGCGTCGTCGCCATTGCACCAAGCGCCGGCGCTCATGCCATTGCCCGGTCGTGTGCGGCGTGCTCGGCGCGGGCAGCGTCAGCAGATTCCCGGCGCAGTTCTTTGCTGGTCGGCAGCACGTCGTCACACCAGCAGGACATCGACAGCAGCAGATCGGCATCTGCACGCACGCTGATCGTGGTGCCGGGGACCGTGGCATCCGTGACCTTGTAGCCGCCTTCTGTCAGGGAGCCGTGCAGGTCGAGCGTCAAGCCGGCGTGCTCGTACGAGGCCAGCTTGGTAGGGGCTGGGGCGACGTACTTGGCGAAGATCCAAGGCAAGGCACCGTTGTGCGCGTTGCCGACCGCTGCGATTGCGTCCAATTCTGCTTTACCCATTTCGCTCTCCTATCGTGCGCACTCGGCGCTTTTGTTGTCCCGGACCAGCTGCCACCCAAGTTCTCGTCTGATCACCTCTGGTGTTGGCGGCGGGGTGTTCTCCGCTTGCCTCTGCTTCATCCATTCCCTGACTTGCTGCGGCGAGGGGTGAGTGACCGGTGTCATGACGCGCTCCTGGTGGGTTGCTGCTGTCTATGGATGAAGTATAGGACAACTATACATTCAATGTAAAGAGAAACTATACATTTTTTTCGGAACCGGGTAGAATGCTTCTGTCGGAGAAGTTTTTCGCGGTCGCGCTATGTGGTCAGAGTTGACGTGCAGTACTGCGTGGTAAGCGTTGCAGTGGTTGTATAGAAGAAAGAAGAAGAAATACCGAAGGGAAACTCACACCACAAGACCGAAGGTCGCTGTAGTGAACGTAGTGAACGTGAAGTAGACAGTGTGATTGATTAGCTAAAGAACGAGCCGCCTTATATAGACACATAGCTTTAGCTACTACGCGTGCGAATACCACAAAACAGGGATGCTAAACAATGAATTTGCAAGAATATTTGCGCGATTTTAAGCGCTGGCCAGCGACACTTACTGCTGCCGAGTTCGCCGTTTCTGGCGTGCCAGACATGGGGCGTAAGTGGTTGAAGAAGTATCGATATCTTGAGGTCGAGGCGGATGCAATGCGAGCCGCCTTTGATGCAGAGAGCCAGGATGGTGGGAGGGTGATCATTCGGTCGGGCAGGGTGCTATGGCGCACCACAGAAAAGCCAGTGTTCGCCAGGCCGAAAGCGTTGGATCAAGGCGGGCGTCCGAGGCCTGCGCGCCGCATCAAGGTCAGCAGCGAGAAGCTGACGCACGCGATCGTGAACGCCGACGCGTTTCTAGAGTCATTCGAATGGCGCCAGGCTCGCTTTGCAACACTACAGCGGTATGGGCGCAAGTGCCAGTGCTGCGGTGCTACTCCAGCGTCTGGTGCGGTGATGCATGTGGATCACATTAAATCTCGCCGACGGTTTCCGGAGTTAGCGCTCGACCTCGAAAACCTCCAGATACTTTGCGATGCATGCAATCACGGCAAGTCGAATCAAACGGCGGATTTTCGATCTGAGTAGCCCAGGGCGCGGAGCTGAGACGGTAGAGCCCGCACGCTGCGGGCTTTACATGGCGCGGACGGATCAGGGGAAGTAGGACTTGATCAGCGGCAGAAGCTGGGCCAGGAAAACGGCCGTAACGACCCACATGAGAATTGACGATTTCGCCTCGGCTACCGACGCCTTGACGTCTGCAATGGCCGCCTTGCACTCAGCGATATCTGCCCTGGTGGCGCCATTGGCCTTGATCACCGCAACATCGACCTTGATGGCAGAGAGATCAGCTTCCAGTTTAACGACGCGGGCTTCCATGTGGTCCATCTTCTACGCTCCCGAAAAGGTTGTCAACCAAGCTATGCAATGGTCAACGATCCCTCTCCAGGGATTTTGATTCGGCGCAAATTACTGTTCGGTGTTAGCAGACTCGGTCGCCGGTACTTTCTTTTGCAAGGGCGTGCAATCGGCCTTTGACTCCGGGAATTTTCGCTTCTGGACATCCATCGCCATCATCATGGCGGCTCCGCACTTTTCCATCTCACTCACCTGGCGCTGCATTAATATCAATTTCGTACGCGAATTGCGCTCGTCAACAATCGATTTTTCAGAAATATCTTGATAGGATTTGAGCCCCACTTGATAGCTGCACGATGCGGAGGCTAACTCGTGCTGGTTCATGGAGTTAAGTTCGGCAAACTCGTGAGGCTTGCACATGAAGGCGCGGAGATTAAGCGTGACCGGTTTTTGCTGCGCGGGTTGAGGGGATGCAGGGGGCGGTGAGGATGTGAGGCGATCAAGGGCACTCAAGCATTGAGTGCGTTTCGGGACCGCCTTCATCGCTACGCATGCCTCTTTGATCAGATCAATATCTGACGCATGAGTTTGCGCGCAGACAACAAGTGCTACGAAAGGCAAAAAGAATTTTAGCATTGGATTTCTGCGTTAGAAGCTAGTTGAAATTGCAATTTATTCACATGCATGAAGCATGCACGCGTCGAATTACGCTCGGTGCGCCCCGCCACGCTCATATGGCACTGCTTCGATAGTTCGCGGGGCCGTGAAGTCGAATCATACAGAGCGTGATCGCTAGAAGACTCTCAAATTGTAACTAGGCAAGTGAATCAAGCACCGTTTGCAGCATTGCTTTGATCTCGCTGAGTTCGGCCGGCACATGGTCGGGCGCTCCAGCTCGTAGCCGGACAAGAATTTCCGTATTCATGGAGTGTCCATTGCGCTCGGCTTCGGCTCGAATCTCAGCGTGAAGGTCAGGCGGCAGACGCAAAGCTGTCTTGATGAACTCGGCTTGTGTTGTTTTTTTGAAGGGCGGTGTCGTCATCGCCCCATTTTTTCACAGGCTTAAACGCTGTAGTTGTAACCGCCTTCACCAATGGAGGCACTACAAGCCATACATGTCTTTTCGTAAGGGCAATCTTTCGTAATTTCAGGCAGAATAAAATTCTGAAATGAAAATCATCCCAGAACTACTGATGGTATGCGTGAGATTCGGCAATATTGCTCAGCGCACGCCCGCTTCGCAGAATGAAAACTCACGGATATACACTATATTTTTGGTACTGGCAAGATCAAAAAAAGGCTGCTAGAATTAGAAAATTAGATAACAAAAATTGCCTTGCGTCATCTACATGGTGGGCTTAATCTTAAGTTGCGCCCCAAGCCATGTCGCTGACACTCTCGGACCCTAGCACCCGCTCCGAGATGTCAAATTTCAAACCGCCAGATGTGTTGCGGGTAGGATAACTAGAAGTTTTCAGTCTACTCGCGCCCAATCAATGCTCGGAAGAAATTTAATGCATAGCTCAGAAAAGATGGAAGCGCTCACAGCAAGTGAGCGGATTTTGGTCGAGAACTATCGCCACATCAGGGCGGACAAGCGTGAGATGTTTATTGACATGTCACGAAGCTATCGCCGCAACTACCCCGTGGAGTCGCCCCGGCTACAGCTTGTTCCTTCGAAATAGAAGGCTTCCAATGTTTTGGGCGGCAGGAAGTAGGTTCGCTTGATCGATTAGGGTGGCACGGTCAGCGCCTTCTGATTCTCGGTATATCGCGATAAGAGTAGCTTCAGTCTCATCTAGGCGGTCAAGCCAAGTCAAAGCGTGCCTTGCGCCAATGTGCTGCTCAGCGTCGACTTCAGCTTCCGGACTTTTGATGGTCATGGTTAAGCGCGGAGGAGATGGCGCCACTTTCGCCGCCTCGTTTAAGCCTGAGGGAGCCAGTTCCACTTTCGCCGCTTGTCCGCCCCTCCCAGCGAGATCAGCAAGCACGTCATCCGGCAAGCCCTTGCCTGTTATTTTGACAATTCCAACAATCTGCTGAAGGCTCGGCTCGTGCTTTTCGGTTTCCCAATGGGAAATGTTGGCTCTGCTGTTGCCACGCGACTCCCCTAACTCCAGCGCGAGCTTCGTACCCAGCTCGGCACCGGAGAGGTCGGCCTCCGTTCGGGCCTCCCTGATCCACTTCGCAATTTTTTCTTTTAGCTTCATAGCCGGATCGTATAGCCAATCTGAACAAAATTGGGGTAGAAAAACTTGACATCTATGTATAGAGTTCCTATACTTAGGCAAGTTCAACAAATTACGGCCTAAAAATGACCCCCGAAGAAGCCCTTGATAAAGCAGTTTCCTACGTTGGAACCGTGCAGAACATGGCAGATCACCTCGGTGTAACCAAGGGGGCCATCAGCCAGTGGAAGCAAGAAGGCCGCCGCATCCCTGCGGAGCACTGCCCAGCAATCGAGCGGCTTACTGCCCGAGGCGTCCGCTGCGAGCAAATGCGCCCGGATGTCGACTGGGAGTATCTGCGCCTTGTCGTCGCCGCCAAGCCGCCTCGAAGTCGCGCAAGCCCACCACCCTGACACATCGCCGCCCCGGCTCGTTGACCAATCTCAAAGCACGCTAACCCAGGACTCGCCATGAACACCACTTCGCAAGACGCAGCACTCTCGAAAAAGGCTCTCAGCCTCGCAATTCTGGCCGAGCTGCGCAAGCACACCGATCTGCTGACCACGCTTTGCCGTCATCAGGATGACGCCGCGACTCTGGCTGACGGTGCGATGAGGTTTGCGCCTAACCGCACTGCCTCGCCTATGCCGCGTCGGGAGCGCCAGAAGCGCCAGGAAGTAGGGGTTTATGACCCTGTTCTTGGGGTGATTCTTCCTCCGCAAGCAAATCCTGAAGTTGCTTGATCGCCGTCTTAATCGGTGTCTGTCGCAACTGCTTTGCAGTGAGAGGGTCGCGATTCTCGATTGGGATTTTTACGTCGACTTTTATGTTGATCCAGCCGAAATCGTATGTCGCCTCGAATTCGGTCATATCGCCGAACTTTAGATGGAGCGTTTGTTTGCAAGTCATGGGGGTTGCCTTTCGTGTTGATTGTTTTTTTGGAATTAACAAAGTAACACGTTTGGCAATGCCCGCCCATTTTGAAACCGTAGTCCCGCCACCTTTTCCGTGTAGTCCGATATATAGGAGCAATACCAATGTCGCAACCAGCTAAAAACATCCCCGTCAAGTGGTACGCCACAGCAGATTCATTCGAGGCGCACCGCAACAAATGCGCAGCGCTCGGCATCTCGCAGAGCCAGGCGCTCAACCAGGCCGCGCACCAGTGGATGCGAGAACCGCATATTACCCGGCTGCCAGGTCGCCACGATAGGGCCACTCTGGTCCCAGTCCGGGCCCGCCGCGCCACGGACTCGCGCAGGCACCGAGGCGGCGCGCCGATGCCCCGGATGTCGGTTTAAAGGCTTCCGCGTGCTGGGCCAGTAAGAACAGACGGAGAAATGAGGGGGGCTTTATGCAGAAAACCAACGTGGGCGCAACGCCGGAAGAGCAGATCGTCCACTACGCAATCGAATTCATTGGAGCGCGTGACGCTCACAAGCGCGCAGCACCAAGCCAGAAGGACGCAGCCAGGGACGCCAAGCACGAAAAGGAGCGCGCCCTGGACAAGGCAGTTAGAGCTTTGCCCAGGGCGACAGTCAAAACGCCTCCCACAGATACACGATAACCCGCAGGAAATCCGCAGGACTGATGCACCACAACGAGGGAGTTGAGAAATGTCAGCAAAAGAAGAAGTCAAGTACGACCCGAACGGCCTGCTTAACGCCCTGATCAGCAGGCACGGGCTCAAGAACGACGCCGCCCTGGCGCGCTTCATCGACGTCGCGCCGCCAGTAATTAGCAAGATGAGGCACCACACCCTGCCGCTGGGCGATTCGTTCGTCGTGCGCTGCCAGGAGATTGGCAAGATGACGCTGGCGGAAGTTCGCGCGTTCGTGCCTTCGCCGTACGTGGGTGCCGCATGACGACCGCCATCACCATCGGCCTTGCTGCCGCGCTGTGCAGCGCCTGTCAGCCGCATATCCCGAAAGTCGAATACGCGTGCACTGCGGCTCAGCGCGAGGCTGCGCAAGTTGAAGCTAGCCGTGAGATCGATGTCGTCGGCGCATCTGACGGATGGACGCGCGGCGCTATCTACGACGCTGCGCTTGCGCGGAATTGCGTGGTGAAGTCATGACCGCGCCGCTGATCAAGTACCGCACCGGCTGGCTCGGTGATGCGATCGAAAAGGTTGAGTGCACCCGCGAGACCGACAAGTGCGTGTACCTGGCTGGTCGCGGGAAAAAGGTTGAGCGTCGCGAAGCGAAGCGCGCTGAATTTGCGCAATACCACGATAGCTGGTCCGACGCTCGGGAGTATTTGCGAGCCAACGCGGAGGAAAAGCGTGACGATGCCGCCACTGCACTGAAGCAGGCCGAAGCGAAGCTGGCGGCCCTTATCGCCATGAAGCAGCCGCGAGGTGTCGCATGAGCGCCCAACCAGTGACCGGCGACCTGCGTGTCTGGCACGCCCCGCAAGTTCCTGGGAAGCCGTTCCATGTTCGCGTCGCCAGCATCGGCGACGCAAAGCTGGTGCTGAGTGCGCTCGCCGACTATGACCTGTTCCAGTTGGCGAACAACATCAAACCGGATTACTGCAACGCGGCCGGCCTGGAAGTCTTCGACGACGGCGAGTGGTGCGAGTGGACCAGTGATGACGGCTATTCAATTGATGAAGTCGATGCCGAAGGAGTTCACGCATGAGCGCCCAATCCAAAGCCAAGGCCGCGCAGGGCTATGACCCGAAGCCAGAGCCGAATCGGTGCGCCACGTGCGGGCACTTCAAGTCCGATTTCGTCCTGCCTGAATGGATGATCAAGTCCAACAGTGTAAAGGCGCGGTGGTCAGCGCCGCTTTACACGCTGGAGAACGACGCGGTCGAGAAGAACGCTCGTTGTGGGCTCGGCGGCTTTGCGGTCAAGAAGACGGCGGTTTGCAATTACTACATCAATCCGGTGTCGGCATGAGCGCGCCAACCGACCGCAAGCTGCTGGAGCAGGCCGCCAAGGCGGGTGGCGTCGCACTGTGGCCGCAAGGTGACGCATGGCGCGCCTATGGTAAGCACTACGGCTTTTTGCTGGCCAACGGGAGAGTGTTGTGGAATCCACTCACTGATGCCGGCGACCGCTACCGCCTAGCGCGCACGCTCGGCCTGAACATCGAGTTCGCTGACTGCCGCGTCTGGAAGCGCACACCTACCGGCATTCTCCAAGAGTTCTGGGGTTCGGATGCTGCCGGCGACGACGATGCGCACGCCATTGTGCGGCTTGCGGCCGTGATCGGGCGGGCGCAATGATCGGCGCCCCAGCTTTCGCCCTGAGCCGCGAGCGCACGCTGCCGCACTCGCTCGACAACAACGCCTGCTGCGAGTACTGCGGCTTCGACGCGGCAGAGGGCTATCACCAGCTCGTTTTGATAACGCCGGACCACCTGCAGGTCCGCATGCCGGACTATGCGCGGTTCTGCGAGGAGCGCCGGAAGGTGATGCGCGAAGTAGTCGGAAATGAAAAAGCCCGGCTGTAACCGGGCTTAGTTTGAAACTTACCTATGGAGTAGGCATGAACGAGATTGTACACCACAAGCATATTGACGTCGCCGGCGTCGCTATTGCGCAGGATCAGGCGGGGCGCTACTGCCTGAACGATTTGCACAAGGCGGCGATGCTAGCTAAGAAGGCGACCGAATCACATCGACCCGGCAACTTCCTAAAAACGGCGGATGTTGTGAAGTTTGCTCAAGTTTTAAGCGATGCTACGAATGTAGCACCGGTCGAGACAATCAAGGGCGGCACACGTCAAGGTAGTTACGGCGTCGAATTGATCGTCATGCGTTACGCCGCTTGGATCGATCCCGCGTTCGAAGTCCAGGTGTACCAGACCTTCCAGGCCGCCGCGAATGGAACGCTGCAGAAGTTCATGGACGACCAGATCCGCGCGCAGTCCCGGCAAGCGGCCCGGCTGGAGGCGCCATATCTCACTGACGCCATCAAGCATCGCCGCAAGGTGCTGGGCAAGCCGACCGCGCACTACCACTTTTCCAATGAGTTCGACCTGATCAACCGGGTCGCGCTGGGCAAGTCGGCGAAGGCCTACCGCGAAGCGCACAGCATGACGTCAACAGAGGCAATCCGCGATCACCTGACCCCGATGGAGATCCGTTGCATCGAGCACCTCCAGCGCGCCAACGCCACGATGATCGACCTGGGCTACGACTTCGAACAACGCAAGACCGAACTGCACAAGCTGTACGTGCTGCGCCACTCTGCCGGCCTGATGGCCGAAGTTGAAAGGATTGAATCATGACTGCCGCCCGAACAACTGTTTTCTTCCACTCTGGCGGAAAGTCCCCTAACGGGCCAATCCTTCCCGTTGGTTGGTATTGCACCAGCAGCACTGGATTTGTCCCTATCGATCTGGTTATGCCAGGCGCCGTTGACAAGAAAGGCGGTCCCTTAATCAAGGTCGGCGCGCTTGCCGTAGACGCGCACTATGCGGTCGCCGCGATCCAATCGGCGAAGGGCCGCTACTACGCCCGCATTCGCAAGTTCGAAGAGATTTACGGGCATGTCGAAGGCAGGATTGACCCGGTCGACCCGAAGTACAAGGCAATCCGCAACTACACGCAACTCCAGTTCGCCGCGCTGCTTGAGGCTAAGCGCAAGGCCTACAACATTAAGCGCCGCCTGGAAAACGCCTGCCGGAAAGTGGGGAATGTATGACGAACCCATGCATCCATCACCAGGGCAAGGTACTCATCCGCGAGATTTCTCACGCGTTTGCGCAAGAGCACTCCGGGCGGGACAAGAAGCTGATCGCATGGCGCTTGGCGGACCTGGCCAAGATCGAGAAAGCGCCGGGCACCAAGTTCCAGGATCTGGTCGATGACGAGCCCGATGCGCGCTATGCGCTGCGCGAGGTTGCTGATTCCCTGATCGCAAAGGGGCACCCATGACCGCGCCAAAATTAGCAATCCCTCGCCCATCACGTAGCGAGAACATGAAGCGTTTGATTGCCGCTTTGCGCCACGGGCGAATGAATCGGTACGAAGCTGCGGAAATGATGAAAGTCTCGCCGGAGAACGCAGGCAAATACCTGTGCGAACTGAAGCGCGATGGTATTGCGGCTTTCGCTGGCGCGGACGTCATGAATCGGGGAGGGTACAAGCGCACGGCCTACGTGCTTGTGCCCAACGAGCAAAAGATCCGGTGGTATCTCGCCAGCCTCGATGTTCCGGAGAAGCCAGCTGTTCGTCAGGCGCGGCTGATCGCTGACCGGGTCCGTCGGGAGGCGCGAGCCGCGACGCCGCGCGTAGAAACCACGAAGATCGACCCGCTAGCCCTGCCGGCCAAGTTCTTCAAGCCATCGGCCGATCTCGCGCCGCCCGCCGAGCGCATCGAGCGCGCGCCGGCCAAGCCGACCGGCTTCGCGGCCCTGGCTACCGTCCGTTTCCAGCTGGCCAGCGAGGTATGCGCATGATCGCCGTTACCCTCCACGGCGCCCACGCCACCCGCGACAGCTGGAACGCAATCCGCCCGCACCTGGGCGAAACAATCGACCTTAGCTATGACGTTGCTGAAGGCTTCGACGCCATCACTACGCGCCTCACGTCCGAGCTTGCTGCGGTCGACGGGCCGATCGGGCTTATCGCCCACAGCCAGGGCGGCAACCTGGCGCTGGCCCTGGCAGACCGGCTGGGCGATCGAGTTCGCGGCGCGGTGTCGATGTGCAGCCCGTTCGGCGGAAGCGCGGCGGCGGCAATCCTGCCGTTCCTCGCGCCGCTCTACCACCCGCAGCTGATGCGCGACATCCACCCGCGCAGCCTGCCTATCAGCCGGGGCCGCGCGATCAAATTGCGCTGCCCGTGGACGCAGATTGTCGCAACCGAGGACCGGATCGTATCGCGCATCTCGGCCGAGAGCCGGAGCGACATGCGGATCGTGCGCGTCGCCACGACTCATACCGAGGTTCTTTTGAATGCCGAGGCGCTGGATGTTATCCGCGCCGCGGTGGCGCAGTGGGGTGAGCAATGAAAGCAATCGACCTTTTCGCCGGGGCTGGCGGTTTCAGTACCGACCCGCGCCAGCTCGTGCTGCCTGATGAGGTGCTGCCGTGACCGCCTACTACAACGAAATCGACCCGTACGCCGCCCAATGGCTGCGCAACCTGATCACCGCCGGGCACATCGCTGACGGCGTGGTCGACACCAGGAGCATTGAAGATGTACAGCCCGACGACCTGCGAGAGTTCACCCAGTGCCATTTCTTTGCCGGCGTCGGCGTTTGGTCGCATGCCCTCCGCGCCACGGGGTGGGGTGATGATCGACCTGTTTGGACCGGTTCCTGTCCTTGCCAACCTTTCAGCCAGGCAGGCGAAGGCGCTGGGTTTGCTGACGAGCGGCACCTGTGGCCTGCCTTCCACCACCTCACCAAAGAGCTGCGCCCTTCAGCGGTCCTTGGAGAGCAGGTTGCGAGCAGCCACGTCGACGCTTGGATCGACCTTGTACACGCTGACCTGGAAGGCATGGGTTACACCTTCGGGGCAATCCCGTTCCCGTCTGCGGGCATCGGTGCGCCGCACATCCGAGACCGGCTGTACTGGGCGGGCACCATGGCCGACGCCGTCGAAGGCAAACGGGGACGGCGGGCAAACAATGGGGCATTGCTCGGCGACCGGACGGCGACCGGACGGGACCAAGTCGCAGGTGACGTTGAACGGGGTGGCAGCGCTGGCGGGCTGGCCTACGCCGGGGGCGGCGTTAGTGGATCACAAGCCACAACCACCGATCATTGGGAGCCGAAAGCCAACGGACCCGCAGATCGGGCTGGCGGACGTAGCGTTCTACCTGGCCGGGTGGCCGACGCCGAGTGCGAGCGACGGGAACGGGGGCAAGGGTTTCCGGCCAGGGGTATCGATGACTGGGCGCATGCCGGACGGCTCGAAGATAACGATGGACCTGTCGGCCGCGACGAAACTGGCGTTCTACGAACTGAGCGGGCCGGTCCGACTAACGGCCTCTGGCGAGATGCTGACTGGCTCGCATGCACAGATGGAAAGTGGCGGCCAGTTGAACCCGGCACATTCCCGCTGGCTCATGGGGCTGCCAGCCGCGTGGGACGACTGCGCGCCTACGGAAACGCTATCAATGCTGAAGCGGCTCGCGTCTGGATCGAAGCCGTGATGGAGGGCGTATGAAATCAGCATCTACTTGCTATTTGCGCAATGCAAAGGTCAGAGCCATCTTTCGCAAGCTTCAGCGCGTCGTCAACGGCCGTATTGGTTGCAGCGCTGCGGGTATCAATATTTTGCCTGGGGGCTTCAATCTGTTGCCGCCACAGGCCATATCCCAAGGAGATTGTCGGAATTTCTTGCTGAAGCCCATGGCAAATCAGGACCAGATCTTCGTGGGGCATGTCAACAGGGGCTACCGAGCCGAGCAATTTTTCGCAGTCGTTCAGCAGTGTCTCGAAATTCTCGGGAGGCATTTGAAAGACATTGTTGGCACGCGCTGCGGCCAAATTGCTGATCGTCGTTTCGGTTTTGGTGAGAATCGCAAGAACGATCTTGAAGCGCTGCCGCTCGTCCGCCGCACGCCTAGCGTTTTCTGCATTGCGTTCGTTCACATGCTGTCCATTCGCAATCGCAAACGCCCCACCAATGGCAGCCATGGAGCCGATCGCCTGAACCCAGCTGGCCCACTCGCCAGCGTTCAAACCAAACATCAATCCGGTATTGCTCGTGGCTATCAGCACTGCTGCAACCAACGAGTATTGGATGCTTCGGCGAATTTGCATATCAGCCCTTATCAAACAGGAATCCTACCATGTCACTAGGCCACGCCCCTAACGACCGCTACCGCGCGGCGACGCAGCAGATTATCCCGGTGAGCACATCGAAGCGCATGACGTGCTCGTGCTGTAAAAATTTCAAGTCGATTGGCCAGTTCCCAGTAGGTCAGGACGTGTGTGTGAAGTGCAATCCACAGCCAGCAGGCTGGAGAAGGGGAGGGATTTGACATGAAAGCGATACACAAATATCAACTGGGCATGGCCGAGCAAGCGAGCGTGATGATGCCAGAGGGCGCTGTTGTGATCCGCGTTGATGGCATCGATGGCTTCCTTTGGCTCTGGGCGGTAGTCGACACCGATGCACCAATGATCAAGCGGGACTTTCTGCTGTTCAAAACTGGTGCGTCAATGCCGGCCGACATTTTGCAAACGCACTGCTACCTGGGCTGCGGGGGAATCTTCGTCCAGATGGAATTGATGATGTACGTATGGGAGGATGCAAATGTTTAGCCGCGAACCCTTGTTTTTGGGTCGATTTGTCATCGATTGCCCCGAACTTATGTTCGTGCAGTACATGCCGATCGCTATGCCCGGAACTGAACTTCGAATCCCGAAAAACCTGTGGTGTTTTGCAGGATTGATAGAGCAAGCGGAATGCCGCGCTTCGGATGAGCAGTACATCTACCTGACGGCCAAACGCCTTTTCGTCGGGCCGCACTGCCTTGGCAATCGGCCTGGGTGGCACACAGACGGCTTCGGCACCGACGACATCAACTACATCTGGTCCGATACGCTCCCCACTGAGTTCTGTGTTGGGCAGCGATTCGATCTGTCCGACGACCACGACATTTCCTTGGCTCAGATGGCGCAGCAAGCGTCGCCAGAGAACTTTCGCACGTATGCGCCGGGCTCTCTACTGCAACTCGATAGCACGATTGTTCACCGTGCCGCTCAGCCGGTGAGCGAAGGCTACCGTACCTTCGTGAAGGTTTCCGTGTCGCGCCATCAATACAACCTCATTGGCAACGCACACAACTACCTCTTCGACTACGAATGGCCGATGGTCGAGCGCCAGGCTAGCCGCAACCATCCTATCGGGGCTTGACATGAGCACGACAAAAGAAATCCAAAAGCTCTATTCGGTCACGGTGACGGTCACCGCGGTAATTCTCGCGACGAGTGAGCGCAGCGCTGAGAGTGCATTCAGAAGCGCGCAGAGCGAAATTCTCAGCGACTACAGCGGCGACGTTTGGACCGACTGCGAGGTTAAAAATGCCGCCGACTTGCCTCCTGGTTGGGATGAGGAATGTTTGCCATACGGGACCAAGGTTCAGCACACGATTGGTCAATGGCTCGACCTAGCGCCGCCCGAGGTAGTTCGTGACACCAAGACCATCGACATGTTCGCTGGGGTGGCGCCGTGACTCTATCGCTCGTCCACTTTGGTATCAATCAAAGCTTTGGCAGACGAATTCATGTTTTCGATGGCGAGTTCGACGGTTCCAAATTCGAGCGGGCCATCAGTTCGGTAGACCATTCGACCGAAAGGGGTCTCTTCGTGAATGGAATAGGCACCGTTAAATTTACCGCTTGGCAAGACGTGCGGGTGACCAACGGCAATGTACCCGCGGTGCGCAAAAGTCGGAAGGTTCATGACCGCTCCATAAATTATCGAAATGGAATCCTACCATGATGCGCCGCGCACCGATGAAACAAGGGGTAGGCCTGAAGCGCACGGCGTTCAAGCAGAAGGCGCCGTCGACCAGCACCGGGACCCTGCGCGTCGCCGCGGCGGAGCGCAAGGCCCCGGCCAGAAAAGCGGCGATGAAGTCGAAGCAGCGCGCCGTGAGCGCCGACGAAAAGCTGATGTGGGATCGGCTAGCCCAGCTGGGCTGCGTGGCATGCATGAAGGACGGGCACTACAACCCGCACGTCAGCATCCATCACGTCGACGGCCGGACGAAGCCGGGATGCCACAAGCTTGTGCTCCCGCTGTGCGGACCGCACCACCAGGACGACGGCTCGGGCGCGATCGCCGTGCACCCGTGGAAAGCCAGGTTCGAGGCGCGCTACGGCAGCCAGGTCGAATTGATGGCGCTGTGCCAGCACCTTTTATCAAGCAAGAAAAGCGAGTCCGCATCGGTTGCAGCCGGCACGGACTCTGATCAAACAATACCTAGGGGCACTATCTTGACTAAAACGAATGTTAGCACGTGGGTGGAATCATGAAGCCCTACACCCTCATTCACGGCGACTGCATCACCGAGATGGCCAAGCTGCCGGAGAACAGCGTCGACGCGATCGTCTGCGATCCGCCGTACGGCCTCGAATTTATGGGCAAGGAGTGGGACGGCGCCGACGGGTTCCGCCGATCGCTGAACGCTGCCGATGCTGGCCGCGACAACACGTTCGGCCGCATGTCGAAGAAGGCGCCGGAATATCGTGCTGGTCGGCTGTTCCAAGAGTGGTGCGAGGCATGGGCGACCGAAGCCCTGCGCGTGCTCAAGCCGGGCGGCCATCTGCTGGCCTTCAGTGGAACGCGCACGTCGCATCGCATGGTGTGCGCGATCGAGGACGCAGGGTTCGAGATCAGGGACAGCATCCCCTGGATTTACGGGTCGGGCTTTCCGAAAAGTATGAACGTGAGCAAGGCGATCGACAAGGCGCGTGACGACAGCACTGAAGGGAGGGCTGTAGGCGCGTGGCTTAAGGATCAGCGCGAAGGGCGCGGGCTCAAGCAAAAAGATGTTGCTGCACTGTGGCCTTCGGTTACTGGCGGGCTTACCGGCTGCGTTGCGAACTGGGAAACGTTGGGCAAGGTGCCGAAATGGGACCAATGGCTACAGCTCAAGGCCTTTATCGGTTTTGGCGACGAAATGGACGCCGAAGTGTGGCGGCTCAACGGCCGCAAAGGCACGCCAGGAAACGAGCGCGAAATTCTGAGCGAGCGGCCAGCGTCCGGGATCGGGCACAACGGTGTCGCTTTCGGCGGGCATGCCGACGGTGCCACACAGAAGTTTGACGCGGGGGCGGTTACCGACGCCGCCCGCCAATGGGAAGGCTGGGGCACCGCCCTCAAGCCGGCGCACGAGCCGTGCTGCATGGCGCGCAAGCCGCTGGCTAAGGGCGCGACCGTGGCGGCCAATGTGCTGGCGCACGGCACCGGCGCGATCAATATCGATGCGTGCCGGGTGCCTGGAAACGAGAGCTCGGCGCGCGATGGCGAGGGCAGCGTAGAGCGCCGGTACAGCGTCGGCGGCGATGCTAGGTTCGCCATGCTGCCAGGCCCGCGTGGGGGTGACGCCGCTGGGCGGTGGCCCGCCAACATCATCCACGACGGCAGCGCCGAGGTGGTGGCGCTATTTCCTGAATCGACAAGCGGATCGCGCGTGGCTGGCGTGCGCAAGGGCATCGGGTTTGGCAGCAACGCCAAAGGCGACGGCGGCCCGGCGATTGAGGCGAGCGCCGGCAGCGCCGCCCGCTTCTTCTACTGCGCTAAGGCCAGCCGCGCCGACCGCAATGCCGGGCTGCCAAGCGGCGCCGCGCCGGCTGTGGCCACCGAAGCGACCATGCGCGAGCGCGAGAACGCTGACTGGCCTGAACGCAACGGGAACCATCACCCGACCGTGAAACCGACCGACCTCATGGCCTACCTGGTGCGCCTGGTCACGCCGCCGGGCGGCCTGGTGCTGGATCCGTTCATGGGCAGCGGAAGCACGGGCAAGGCGTGCATGCGTGAGGGATTCCGGTTCGTCGGCATCGACATGACGGCGGAATACCTGCCGATCGCCAGGGCGCGCATCGAGCACGAGCTCGCAAAGGCGACCGCGGCAGCTGAGTTGGCTGCCACCCCAGCCCCACAGTTGGATATGTTTGCAGCGGAGGTCGCATAATGCCCGCCCCAGGATTCCGCCATGTCGTAATCGCAGCTCTACCAGGCGCACTGTCCGAGTTAATAGAAAAATCAGGCCTCACGAAATCGTCCGTGATCCGCTGGCTCCGAATCATGCGCGACGAGAACGTATGCCACGTCAGTGGATGGAAGCGCACGGGCGGGAATGGCCCAATCAAGCGCGTCTATTCCTACGGGCCTGGGCCGGATGCGCCTTGCAATCTCAAGCCGATGGGAGGTGCCTGCTACAGCGCGCGCAGCAGGAAGAAGCACCCTGAGAACTGCGAGATTTACAACGCTCGGCGTCGCGCTCGAACTACGGCTGACAGGGTGGCTAAGACACCGAATACCTGGCTGAACATTCTTGGAGGTGCCGCATGAATCCGACATACGAAGAATTGCTTGACGAGGTGGAGGTGTTGCGCGCCGAGGTCATCGCACTACGCGCGCTGGCCAAGGTCAAGCCGGCAAAGAAGAACGATTACCCGGACGAGTTTGAGGAGGTCTGGGCAGCCTATCCGCAGCGCTCCGGCGCGAACAAGGTCAGTTCATTCAAAGCCTGGGGCGCGCGCGTCAAGGGTGGTGCCAAGCCAGCGGAAATTCTGGCCGGCGTGAATCGCTACGCCGACTACGTGAAGAGCGAGCGCACCGAGGACCGCTTTATCAAGCAGCCGGCGACGTTCTTCGGACCCGACGAGCATTTCTTGCTGCCCTGGGCTTCCAAGCGCGGCGGCGCGGGGCGCCAGTCACTGAACGACGAGGCCAAGCGCCGGCTGTTTGGGGGCTATGACGAGTTCGGAGGCCTGGATGCGCCAAGGTGACTACGACGCCTTCGCGAAGCTGCTGGACGACGCCTACGACATGATCAGCTGCGGCACTAAGGTGCTCAGCGCCGATGCCAGGGCGATGTTCTTCCGCGCCGTCGCCAAGTATCCGTTGGAAGTGTTCCGCGCCGCGCTGCACGCTCACATCATGGGCAAGGACGGGAAGTTCGTTCCGCAGCCGGCGCACATCAATGAGCAAATTGCGCTGATGGCGGAAGGCGACGGCCGCCCGGGTGCCGAGGAGGCTTGGGCGATTGCGTTGACGGGGCGGGATGAAGAATCGACAGTGGTATGGACGGCGGAGACTGCAGCTGCGCTGTTCATCTGCCGCCCGGTGCTCGACTCGAGCGGTGCGATCAGCGCGCGGAAGTCGTTCCTTGAGGCGTACACCCGGCTGGTTGCCGAGGCGCGCGCTGCACACCGACCGGCGGAATGGGTCGCGTCGATCGGCTGGGACAAGCGGCAGCACACGACGGTAATCAAGGGCGCTGTCAACGCCGGGCGCCTGCCTGCGCCTGCAGCCGCGGCGCTTCTCGAAGGACCGGCCGGCGACCCAACGCCCGATGCCGAAGCCCGCGCGCAGCTGGCCAAGGTGAAGCAGATGATCAAGGACGGCGCCGAAGAGCGCGAACGCAAGCGCCTGGCGGAGGTGGAGCGCGTGCGCTTGGCGGACGAGGAGTTCAAGCGCGTAACGAATGACCAGGTGCAGCAGCGCCTGGCGGAACAACAACTGGAAGGGCAAACATGATGGGCGAACACGAAATGCTGACATTTGGCGCAATCGAAAGTATTGGCGATGTCAACAGCAAGGAGAAGGGCAGCGGCGCGCGCTTCAACGGAGGGAAGCCGGATTTTTCGCTGATACCGATGTCCACGCTCGAAGATGAGGCGCGCGTCTGGATGTATGGGAAGGCGAAGTACGCCGCCTGGAACTGGACCAAGGGCATGCCCTGGTCCGTTCCATTCGCCTGCGCAATGCGGCACATGGCAGCGTGGCAGCGCGGGGAAGAATGCGACCCAGAGTCCGGGCTGCCGCACTTGGCCCACGCGATGTGCAATTTACGCATGCTCACGTTGTACGCGTCCAACTATCAACAGGGCGACGACCGTCCAACCAAGGAGTTGCAGCCATGAATCAGACGCGACTCGGATCATTGATCGAAGCGGTCATCAATACTTGCATCGGCTTCGGGATCAACTTCACAGCCAATATGTTCATTTTCCCGCTTTTCGGATTTCACATTACGCCGGGCGCAAACTTCGTCCTGGGCATGCTCTACACAATCATCAGCGTTGTGCGATCGTACTGCATCCGACGATGGTTTAACGCCAAATTGCACAGCATGGCACAAGCCGTTGCCGCGCGCATGGAGGCTGGAAAATGATCACCTTCACTATCCCCGGCCAGCCGGTTGCCAAGGGCCGCCCGAAGTTCGCGCGCCGTGGCGCCCATGTCGTCGCCTACACGCCGGAGAAGACCGCCAGCTATGAGAACTTGGTCAAGATGGCGGCGACTGAGGCGATGGGAGGCCTGGCCCCGAGCGGCGCTCCGATATACATGAGCATCGAGCTGCGCATGCAAATTCCCGCAAGCTGGTCGGCCAAACGCCGCGCGCTGGCGGTGTTGGGGGAGGTTTTGCCAACGAAGAAGCCAGACGCCGACAACGTGCTGAAGGGAATCAAGGACGGGTGCAACGGAATTGTGTGGCGGGACGATGCTCAGGTCGTGCGGATTGGCTTGGCCAAGGTCTACGCAGATTCGCCATGCGCCATCGTGATCATCACTGAAAGCGAAAAGGTCTCGGCATGAGCCGCCCTAAGCCCAAGCGCACGAAGGCCTACCATCCCAAGCCATGCGTGAAGCCGCTCGGGATGCGCCAAGCCTTGATGATGGAAATGCCGGGCTATGTTGCCTCCTTGGCGCTCGGCCTGCCGCACTTCTGCGAGCGGCACGTCTACGACCTGTTGAGCAACGCCGACTTGACGCGCCGGATCGCCCCGGACGGACATCCCATCCTGCCGATCGCAAAGGCCATGGTTCTGGCCATAGCCGAGATCCAGCACCGCGCGCAGGAGACGGAAAAAACCGAATGCACTGCGGGCGAATTGGCCGTGCTGCGTGAAGGCGTCGGTCGGACTATGGACTACCTACGGACGGTGCCGAACGTCGAGATATCGCGCGCTTCGGCAGCCGCCCTGGCGGAGTTCGACCGACTGGGGTGCTTGCGAGTATGAATGGGCGAGTTCGTCAAGCGATTTGGGCATTGCAGCGAAGAAAAATAGTTCCCATTGGACTCTTGTAAACTTGCAGCAATATGGTAAGGTGGGAAGGTCTTCTTGTGGGGAAACTATGGGATTCGCTGAAAAACACCTTCAATCGCTCGGCTCATCCAATCTCATGGATGACTGCTTCCATCATCAAACCGATGCGCTGCAAGCGGCTGCGCGTGCCGACAAGTCTGCGCGCAACATCGGGTCGCTGCTTTCGCGCGTCAAGTACGCAGACGGGACGCTCGGCAAGCAGTTCGAGGGCAATGCCCAGAACTTGGCCGCCCTGTTGCGCGAATGGCTCGCCATCGTGACGGAGAAGGGCACCGCGCGCCGCTGGGTCAAGCCCGAGGACATTGCAATCGCCCCGATCACGTTTCGCCGCGTGGCCAACGCCTCCCTGGCTCACTTCTTGGACGGCAAATGCGTGCAGTGCCACGGCACCGGCGTCGCCGAGAGCAAGCGCGCGTGCATTCCTTGCAAGGGCTCAGGGCAGATCGAATTGACCGGCCTGAGCGGCTACGAGGCAAAGCTGGTGCTCGACATGGTGTCTGAGCTGGGCGCCATCGAATCGACGCACGCAGCCATCGCAAGCGCACTGTTGCGTAAGCGCGACCTGACGGCGGAAGAAATCGCATGAACTGTGTATACGAACAGTATTTCGTGTAGAATTGAAGTTCTCGACGTAACGTAAATTTCTCTCAGGCTTGTGCCAGACGCGAAAGCGACAACGACCCCTGAGACACATATAGTGCAAGCCTACCAACGGTTTCGCTCGCACTGAAATTTACGAGTTGCCGTCGCACGTAGTACCCCGCAGATAGCGGGGACGAACCCGGAAGCCACCCTTGAGGTGGCTTTTTGCATTTAGCAAGGATTTTATGCGCTTCTACGAACAGGTTTTCGATGGGCGCACGATTATCTGCGCCGATCTTGTTGCACGCGCCGATGTGCAAGGCGATCGCGTCATTCGGGATATCGATGCGGATTGCTGGATCGATGCTAAGCGCAAGCTCGGGTACATGCTGAGCGCCGTGCAAGAGTGGTTGCTGGATGAGTTCTACGCCAAGCGCGCCCGGTCCGGACGCGTTGATCTGAACGCATAATGAAATGCTGGCGAAGCGACCGCGTGCACATACCGCGTCGATTAGCTGGCGAAGGAGGTGCGCCATGACGTAGCTCCACGTTCCACCGCAATGAAGCCCTCGCAAGAGGCCAGTCGGGTTGATCTCCGGTTGCTGTAGTACGGGCAAAATAGGCCGCCAGATGCGACCCGTCATCGATCAGGCCGACCAACGTCGAAGTTTATACGCAGGAAACAGTCGAGCGTCCGCCTGACAGCGGCGCTGCCCCGGAATGCGCCCCATATGGGTTGTTGCGTTCCACGACGCCGGACGCTGTAACCGGCACCAGTTTTAGGTAGCATGGCTGAGAGGCCGAAAGCAACGGCTTGCTAAGCCGCACGGTCGAAAGGCCGCCCAGGTTCGAATCCTGGTGCTACCGCCAGTTCAAGGAAGATTGGCCGAGTGGTCGAAGGCACTGGTCTTGAAAACCAGCAGGTGTAACAGCCTCGGGAGTTCGAATCTACCCATCTTCCGCCACTTTCGTACCCGCCGCGCCGATAGCGACGCGCGCCGGGTTGAGCAACCACCCAGGTGCTGCTGACCGAGCTCGCGGACGCGCGCGCGACGAAGCAGCCGACTCCCTCACGAAACGAGGGGCAACACGCATGATGATTGCAAAGCCGCGCTTAAATGCGCACCAGCACCGGACTAATAACCCGAGCAATCGTCATCCGTGTTGATGAATGCGCCTAGCTGGCGCGACGCAAAGCTAGTCTGTCGTGATGCGACTCGACGAGGATGTGCTGACCGAGAATGCGCATAGGTCAGTGCTGGTTCCCGGCTCGTTGGATGGGCCTGCCCCAAGGCGAAAGCCAATATCACAGCCGGGTCGCGCCGGCCATCAACAAATGCGCAGTGATGATGCGCGACGAAGGCAGCGGGGTGACCCGCGAGAAATCGACACCGGATAAAGAACACCAGCCATCGGGCTGGAAGGCAGCGGGCACCGGACCCGCTTCGGGCCGCGCCATGGCCTGATAGTTTAGGTCAAGCCGGGATCATCGCCGGCACCAATCTCCCTCAGGGCGCTTCCCAGCGCTCTTCGCCGCTGCGCATACGCGACTGCGGCTCTTCTTATTCGAAGCCTCGACCCTAGCCGGCCGGGGCTTTTTCGTTTCAACGCGCAGATAGGGTTGCAACCCGAAGGGCAGTTCGTCACTGCTTCTGCGCACCCATTTCAACGACGGCCACTGACGAAGGAATTATGGGCTACCTAAATCCGCTACTGAATTTACCTGCTGGGCGCGCGCTGCTACAGCTTCCCGCCGAAGACCGTAAGAGAGTTGAGGCAGTAATGCGCGACCTGCGTGACCAGGCCAACACCGAAGCAGAGAACGCATGGCGCCGCAGGAAAGGTCCGATGGCGGCGTATTGGCGTGCTGTATCAACTTACGCGCGGCACATGGCGCACGCACTATCGACCACCATCAAGGAAACTCCATGATTCCCCGCCACTGGTACAGCCTGATTGTCCGCGCCGTAGAGGCCAAGGACGAGACGACGATCAACTCCCTGGCCCAGCACCTGTCCGAGTGCGCGAAGGCCAACGAGATCCTGCACGCTAAGGGATACGGCACATTGGGGCAGGGCATTGCAGCAGTCGCCGCCCAGGTGCCGCACATGATGGGGCGCGAATGAACGGCATCCAGAACCTCGACGCTTTGCCATGGGTCGATATGACGTACGCAACCGCGCTCGATCTGCAAGCCCCGGCCAGCGGCACAGGGCCGGCGGTGAGCGAGACCAAGCGCGCGGTCAGCGAGATCGCCAAGATGCGCCGCGACCTTGAGCGGCGCCTGCAAGCGATGATCAACACCGAGCTCGGTGCATTCATTGATGCGACGGGCATGGCGGTCGACGCGCTGACCGTGAACATGCTGCGCAGTGAGACGGTCGACGCCACGCGCCAGGTCGGCCGCATCCAGTCGGTCGTGCTCGATATCTCGGTGCGCCGGTAAGTCAAACCTCACCCGCGCCTAGTGCGCAACGCAAAGGAATGTCATGAAGATTCAAACTGCGGACGCGCTGTACCCGGCGCTGCAAAAGCTGCTCGGCCTGCCCGATCATGTGATCGCATTCGACCTTCACGTACGCGCTGGCGGCATTGTAACTGTTGACTGCAAGTACCATCCTGTCGCTGACGATGGTCGCATTGCTGCACTGGGTGCCGTGTTCGCGGGATACGAATTAGTGCCGCGAGCGATTGATAATTTTGGCAATGTCGAGATCATGACGCGAGCCAAGCGCACCGAAGCAAACCAAGACTTCGACGCCTGGATGCGCACTCGCACCGATTCGGCCCACGCCGCTTACATGGCGCAGCACAGCGCCGGTGGTCAGGCTTACCAGCCATGATCGAGACGTTGCAATCGCTCTATGCGGGGGCTGCTGTTCTGCACTTCCGGCGAATTTACCTTAGCGCCATGGTGGAGTATTTGATTCGCGATGATCGCCTCGGGGGCCCGTCGCAACTTGCGCGCCAGTATTTCGCAGGCCACGTGCCTGAGACGCCGCAAGCCCGGCGCGCCAAGACCCAAAAGTAATTCGCTCCGCCTGTGGTTCAGGCGGCCTGCCAGCGCACTCCAGCGGCAGGAGACAGGAAGCGGGCGCAGTCCCCGACGAACCAAAGCCACAAGGCTCCTGCCGCAGCTCACCGCGGTCCCGGTGTGGCGCGGGCGGGGATAGAAGGAAGGGCATGATGAACAAAATGCAGCACCCATCAAACAACGGCGTCCTCGGCGCACCAGCCGGTTGGAACCAGGCAGAGCTTCCGTGTAGCGCCTTGCCGATCACCCGCACTGAGTGCGAAGGACAGCCCGCCATCGTGTCGTACTGGCGCCCGACCGCCGAAGAGTTGGTCGCGCTGAATGCCGGCGAAGCTGTCGCGTTGTGGGTGATTGGGCACTCGATGCCGCCTGTAGCGCTGTGCGTTGGCAACTGACAGAAATACAAATTAACTAAGGCACCAATGGCGCAGACCGACAAGGCTACGCCGGACTGGGAGCGCATTGAGTCTGATTACCGGGCCGGGCTGCTGTCCGTCCGGGAAATCGCCGCACCCCAAGGCATCACCGAGGGGGCGGTCCGCAAGAGAGCAAAGCGCGACGCATGGACGCGCGACCTCGCGGCCAAGATCAAATCGAAGTCCGATGATCTGGTACGCAAGGAAGCAGTACGCAATGCGGTACGCATCGAGCGCGCCGATACCGATGCCTTTGTCGTAGAGGCGAACGCTGAGGCAATCGCCGCTGTGCGTATCTCGCACCGAGGAGACATTGCACGCTTCCGTCGACTGGCGCGAAGCCTGCTGCGCGAGATCGAGATTGAGACCGAAAGCCTGGACCTGTTCGAGGAGCTGGGCGAGTTACTGCGCAGCGAGGACGACAAGGGGCAGGACAAGCGCAACGACATCTACCGCAAGGTGATCACCGGCGCATCCCGCGTCGACAGCATGAAGAAGCTCGCTGAGACGCTGAAAACGCTGATCGGGCTTGAGCGCGAGGCCTACAACATAGGTGAGGTCATGAAGCCATCGGATACGGACAGCGCGTCGCTGCTGCGGGAAATTGCATCCTGCCTGCCAGACTGATGGCGCTCAGTCTGCAAACTCAGCGAGAGTTGGCCCGCTGGTATAAGTTGGTCGATCATCCGGTGCAGCTCGCATTGGTCGCCGCTGTCGCTAATGGGGTGCGCTTCCCGGTGGTGCCTGCCGGGCGTCGATCAGGCAAGACTGAGCGCGCCAAGCGCTTTGTCGCCAAGATGGCCATGAAGAACGCCTCCGAGCGGTACTTCATTGCGGCACCGACGCACACCCAGGTCAAGAAGATGTATTGGGCGGACATGAAGCAGCTTTGCCTGTGCAGCTTGCAGAGCAAGGCGCCGTCCGAGACCGATCTGATCATCTTCATGGACAACGGCACCGAGATCCACTTGATCGGACTGGACCGGCCGCAACGCATCGAGGGCGTGTTCTGGTCGGGTGGCGTGATCGACGAGATCGCCGACATCAAGGCTGAAGCATGGGAGGCGAACATCAGGCCGGCCCTGGACACGTTCAACCCGACCCGGCCAGATTATCGCGCATGGTGCTGGCTGATCGGCGTGCCGGATGGTCTGAACCACTATTACGACATGGCCAAATACGCCGAGTCGGCAAACGACCCGGATTGGCAGGTTTTCCACTGGAAGAGTTCGGAAATCCTGCCGGCGTCGACCATTGCCGCGGCGAAGCGCCAAATGTCGGCCAAGCAGTACAAACAGGAATACGAGGCTAGCTTCGAGGGCGCCACCGGGCGAATTTACGAGGACTACGACCTCAACAATCACACGAACGCGACGATTGAGCCGCACGAGCAGCTGATGTGGATGCACGATCAGAACTTTACGCCACTGTCGTCGGCGATTGCAGTGCGGCGCGTGCGCGAGCAGACGCAGCAAGAGCGCGCGATCGGCGCCGCCGTGTTGCATGACCTCTACCTGCTGGACGAGATCGTGCTGACCAGCGCGGTATCGAAGCAGTCGGCAATGGAGTTTGTCGAGAAGTACAAGGAACACAAAAACAAGCATGTCCTGATCTACGGCGATCCCGCTGGTCGAGCCGGCGAGAAGCACGCGCACGCATCGGACTATACCGACATCGAGGGCGTGCTCAAGGCGAGCGGATGGGCCTTTACTCGCAAGGTGAAGCACGCGGCTCCCGCCATCAAGGACCGCCAGAACGCGGTGCGCGCCAAGGTTTGCACCGCCGACGGCACGCGAACCCTGTTCGTGAACCCTTCCACCGCCAAATGGTGCGACAAGGGCTTAGCCACCGTCCAACTGCAAAAGGGCTCGACTTTTCAAGAAGACCAAACCAATAAGTATCAGCACATCACCACTGCGATCGGCTATTGCATCGATGTCGAATGGCCGTCGGCGAAGACTGCCGCCACAGTAGCGCCGCTGCGCATGTAATAACGAGGATTTCCATGACCGACGCCGTACGCAAGATTTCTGACGAGGCGGCTGCGCTGCACCAGCATTGCGACCTGATTGATGCACTCCTGGGCGGCACCTGCGCTATGCGGGCAGCCGGCAAGACTTATATGCCTCAGTGGCCCAACGAGGATGATGAGAGCTACAGGCTGCGCCTCGCTGTGGCCACGCTGTTCCCTGCCTATGCTCGCACCGTCGAAGTGCTGGGCGCCAAGCCATTCTCGAAGCCTGTCACCTTGGGCGAGGACGTTCCAGCGCGTGTGAAACTCTGGTGCGAGGACATCGACCGCGCGGGCCGCAACCTGCATTCCTTCCTGGCTGAGGTAGGGCAGGAGGCGCTGGGCTACGGCTTCAGTGGCATCTTGGTGGACTATCCGCCGACGCGCGACGAAGAGGGGCGTCCACTCTATGTGACCAAGGCGGACGAAGATAAAGCCGGCGTGCGGCCGTACATGGTGCATATTCACCCGCGCAATATCCTCGGCTGGCTCAGCGACGCTGCGGGCCTGACGCAGCTGCGGTTGCTGGAGTCGGTCTCTGTGCCGGATGGCGAGTTCGCCAAAAAGGATGTCGAGCAGGTGCGTGTGCTGCGTCGGGGCGGCTGGGAGACCTGGCGCCAGCGCGAGGCCGGCGGGAAAAAAGAATGGGTGTCGTTTGCAAAGGGTCTTATCACCCTGGCCGAAATCCCATTCACGCCTGTCTATGGCAATCGTCTCGGCTTCATGCGGGCGCGACCGGCGCTGCTCGAACTGGCATATGCCAACGTCGAGCATTGGCAATCGAAGTCGGATCAGCAGAACATCCTGCACGTCGCGCGGGTGCCGATCTTGTTTGCGAAGATGCTGGGCGAGAGCCCCATCACTGTCGGGGCCGGCAGCGCTGTCAAGTCGGAATGTCCCGATGGCGATATGAAATTCGTTGAGCACAGCGGCGCGGCCATCGAGGCCGGTCGGGTATCCATCCTCGACTTGGAAGATCGCATGCGCCAAGCCGGCGCCGAATTGCTGGTGATCAAGCCTGGCAATACGACCGAATCGCAGACCCTGGCCGACAACGAGCAAGGCGCGTGCGCGCTGCAGAAGGTCGCCCAGAACATCGAGGACAGCGGCGATCGTGCCTTGCAGCACGTGGCGGAGTTGGGGAGCGAAGCCCAGGGCGGGCACATCACGATCTATAAAGACTTCGGCGCCGCCACCCTTGCTGAGGCCAGCGCAGAGCTGCTGTTCAAGAGTGCGACGTCGGGCAAGCTGTCCGCCGAAAGCTATTTCAACGAACTGCAGCGCCGCGGCATCATCTCCCCCGATCTTGACTGGGACGAGGAGCAGAAGCGCATCGAGGAGGACAAGGCGAAGGCCGACAAGCCAGAGTTCGATGTCCTGATGCCAGCCGCGCCGACGAAGCCGGGCACCAAGCCTAATCCGGTACCGCCAGCATGAGCGCGCTTGAGCAGTGGTTGATGGACTTGCTCATCGAGCACAACGTCCTGATGCTGCGCGCCGAGGCTCGAATCAAGGCCAAGGTGCTCGCGCTGCTGATCCTGCTGCAGAAGGACGTGGTCGGCGTGCTGGCCAATGCGCCAGCGCTGTCCGAGCTGGGCAAGGCGGGCAAGAATGCCTTGCTGCGCGAATCAAATGTGTTGATCGCTGACTACTACGGCCGGGCCCAGCTGGTGGTCGACCTGGGCGCGGTTGCCGAGGTCGAGGCGCTTGGCGTGCGGTCCGCGCTGTCGACCGTGATCGAAGGCCGTCTTGGCGTGGGCATGCCGACCGAGGGCTACTTGCGCACGCTGGTCAGCGACACCCTGGTGCAGGGCTCGCCGGCGAAGGCTTGGTGGTTGCGCCAGCAGCAGGACACCGCGTTCAAGTTGGCGACCCAGATACGCATCGGTGCCGCGCAGGGCGAAACGAACGCGCAGATCGTTGCGCGCGTGATCGGCACCGACGAGTTCCCCGGCGTGATATCCAAAGCCCGCGCGAACGTAGCGGCGATCGTCCAGACCAGCATGCAGACCGTGGCCGCCGAGGCGCGCCGCGCCACGTTCCAGCTGAATGCAGACCTGATGACGGGCATTGAGCAGGTATCGACGATGGACGGGCACACCAGCCCGATGTGCATCGCCTACAGCGGCGCGCAGTGGGATCTGGACTACGAGCCGATGGGCGAGAACGATCTTCCGTACAACGGTGGCGTGCCCCGGCACTTCAACTGCAGGTCGACCGAAATCGCGGTGATGAAGACGTTCCGCGAGATGGGCATCGACCTGGACGAGCCGGCAGAGGGCACGCGTGCATCGTCAAGCGGGCCGATTTCAGCCAAGACGACGTTTGCCGAGTACCTGACCATGAAGGGCGCCGACTACCAGAACGAGGTGCTTGGCCCGGGCCGCGCTGCGCTGTTCCGCGAGGGCAAGCTGACGCCGCGCGACCTGGTCAACATGGACGGTCGGCCGCTGAAGCTGTCTGCCCTCAAGGAGATGTATTCGCAGTAGGGTAGAATCGGCGAATGACCTTCGATCCGAAATCCCTGCTGAAATCGCCGACGCCGCTGGCGCCACCTAAACCCATGACCATCGACGACCTGGCAGCCAAGCTGGCGCAGATATCAGCGATCGGCATGGGTGGCGCGCTGGTTGCGCTGCCTGACGGGCGGGCGGTAACTGTGGTTGATCTGGTGGCACATGGCGAGGTGCCGGCGCATTTTGTCGTAACGCATAAATAGACGACAAATTATTCCCAAAATTATTCTAGCTCGCTTCGGCGGGCTTTTTTTACGCCCGGAGTAGCTGAATGCCCTATGTGCTGACCATACTCGCCGTTGCGTGGGCCGCCTGGGCGGGCGCCAACTTGGCCGCCTTGATCCTGGCTGCACTGCTTGTACGCCCGAACCAACCGTGCTTCAACGGCTTCAAGATAGTGATGCCGGCCTGGCTGGGCCAAGTGCTGACGCCGGCAGAAGTCGTCGCAGTGCTCGAACATGAGCGCGGACACCGGCGCCACCTGCATATCTGGACCAACCTGGCGCTGACCTGCTGCTTCGTGTCGATCAGCGTCGCACGTCACCGCCGGCTGGAGTTCGAGGCAGACGACTACGCCGCGCGCGGTGGGCATGCGCCGGCCCTGGCCTCGGCACTCGACAAGATGTCGGCCCACCGGCTGGACATCGAGCGGGCCGAGCGCCTGCGCAACCTATATCCCTGACCCGGCACGCCGGGCAACAATTTCACGAGGACACCCGGGCGACTAGGTGGCCTTTTTCATTGCCGCTAGCGGACGCGACGCGGCGCACGGCCGGAAGGCCATTTAAACGGGCGGATGCCCAGAAAGTCCAGACCATGCCATTCAAATTCAATGCAGACGGAACCATCGCAATCGACGCCGATAAGAAGTTGCCGATTTTCATCCACCCCAACGGTACTGAAGCGCCATTTGACGCAGATACCACGCTGGGCACGATCACACGGCTGAACGGCGAGGCGAAGACGCACCGCGAAGGTAAGGAGGCTGCCGAAGCAAAGCTGAAGACCTTCGAAGGCATTGATGATGGCGTCGCTGCGCTGGCGGCGTTGAACACCGTGAAGAGCCTCAGCTCGGGCGAGCTCAAGACCGCCGCTCAGGTCAAGGAAATCCAGGATGCTGCGGCGAAGACTGCCCAGGACCAGGTTGCCGCGCAAGCGAAGACCAGTGCGACCCAACTGCAGGATCTGACCGCCCAGCTGGAAAAGCGCACGCAGGAACTGAACAACCACATGATCGGCGGAGGCTTCACGAGTTCGAAACTGTTCTCCGAAGAAGCTAAGCACCCAAGCCGCTTGGCGATCCCACCGGAAATGGCGCGCGCGTACTTCGGCAACAACTTCAAGGTCGAGGACGGCAAGATGGTTCCGTATGATGCGGCCGGCAACAAAATCTTTTCGCCTACCCGCCCAGGCGAGATCGCTGACTTCGACGAGGGTTTGGCGCAGTTGGTAGCCGCTTGCCCATTCAAGGAAAAGATCCTGGCGAGCTCCGGCGCTTCCGGCGGCGGCGCCCAGGGCGGTAGCGGCGGTGCTGCTGGCACCAAGCAAGTCACTCGCGCCCAGTTCGATGCGGCCGACCCTTCCGCGCGCGCCGGACTGATGAGCGGCGGCGCCGTACTCGTCGACTGATTACCTGCAACACCGTATGAAGCCCGCCGCGTGCGGGCTTTTTTGTATCCGTTTCACCGTATCGCAATAGCCGCAACCTGGATGGGAAGTGGTGCTTTGGGCTGGATGGCCTGTCTGTTCGAAAACTCAAATCACTCACTTAAAAGGCAATACCCAAATGAAAAAGATTTTCATGATCGTCCTGGCACTCGCCGCCATGGCTACCAGCTCGGCAGTCCAAGCGGCGACCGCCGTGGCCTGCAAAGCCGAGCACGTCACCCGTAGCGCGGCGGATTTCGTGCTCGCCCACCTGTGGAGCTATTCGGTCAGCACCGGCATGGCGCTGGGCGCGAACACCCTGACCGGCCTGATCACCTCGATCTACAACGCGATGGACGTCGTGTCGCGCGAGCAGGTTGGCATGATCCCGGCGGTGACTTCCGACATGACTTTCGCCCGTGCGGCCGTCGGCCAGGTCGTGACGTCGCCAGTCGCGCCAGCAGCAACCGCCTCGGACATTACCCCAGCCGTGACGCCGCCGAATGATGGCGACCAGAACATCGGCAACAAGTCGGTGACGATCACCAAGGCGCGCCGCGTTCCGATCCGCTGGAACGGCGAAGAAAAGCTCGCCCTCGACAACAATGGCGCCAGCTACAACGTCATCCTGCGCGACCAGATCGCCCAAGCGATGCGCACGCTGTGCAACGAAGTCGAGTCCGACCTGGCTGGCCTGCACGTCAAAGCATCGCGCGCTTACGGTACGCCCGGCACCGCGCCGTTCGGCACCGCAAACGACCTGAGCGACACCGCTGGCGCATTGCGCATCCTCGAAGACAACGGCGCCGCCGGCCTGGACTTCCAGTTGGTTCTGGGCAGCGCCGCGATGCAGAACATGCGCGGCAAGCAGTCGGGCCTGTTCAAGGTGAACGAGTCCGGCCGTGAAGACATGCTGCGCAACGGCATCACCGATCGCCTGCAGAACTTCGCGCTGCGCCAGTCCGGACAGATCAAGCGCCCAGCGAAAGGCACTGCGGCCGGCGCGACCACCAACGCGGCGGGCTACGCCTTCGGTGCAACGGTAATCACCCTGGCTGCAGCCGGTACCGGTTCGCTGATCGCTGGCGATGTCATCACGTTCGCAGGCGACACCAACCAGTACGTGGTGTCGAGCGGCGATGCCAGCACGGCTGATGCCGGCACCATTACCATCGCGGCACCTGGCCTGATGCAAGCCATCCCGGCCGCAGCTACCGCCATCGCCGTGGCGAACGTCGGCAACCGCAACATGTTCTTCGCTCGCTCGTCCATCGTGCTGGCGACCCGTGTACCGGCGCTGCCGGCGCAAGGCGATTCGGCGGTCGACCGCACCATCGTGACTGACCCGGTCTCGGGCCTGTCGTTCGAGATCAGCATGTACATGCAGTACCGCCAGGTGCAGCTCGAAGTCGCGCTGGTCTGGGGCGTCGGCGCTGCGAAAGACGAGCACATCGGCATCCTGCTGGGCTAATCGAACTGAACCCGGCCCGGCGCGCGCTTCGGCGTGCCCGGGCTATACCACGAGAACACCATGACCTTCAAAATCAAATCGACCGACCCGCGCAGCCAAGGCCCGTTCGTCGTGATCAACCGTGCCGACTTCAATCCGCAAGTGCATGAGCTGTACGGCGACGACAACGACCAAGCAGCGCTGGGCGAGCGCGTCCCCACCAAGGAAGAACTGCTGGCGGCGCACGAAGAGCTGGAACGCCGTGCCGCTACCGATGCGCGCAATGCGGCGGATCAGTTGACTCACATCCAGAAGCTGCAAGCCGACCTCGATGCCAAAGCCGCCAACCTGGATAAGCAGGCCGCAGCCCAGGAAATCGAAGCACAGCGCCTGCGCGCTGAAGCCGCAAAGCAGGCCGAAGGCGCCGCCCCAATGAGGATGAAGGCCAGCAAACACGAGTAACACGATTCACGTCAGCACCAGTACCTGCCCGCCGTGCGCGGGCTTTTTTACGTCCATACAAGGTAAAACATGACCACAATCGCCGCCGGCCAGCAGAGCACGATTTTAGTACCAAAGGGGCAAGTAATTTCCATTGTCGGGATGGTTGGCGCCAGCGGCGTGGCATATCGCTTGAATCAAATTCTGGGGGGCACGAACTCGGTCCAGTCGTATCAGATCAGTTCTAGTCCGAGTGAGCCAATTGGCCCATTCCCGAACTCGGAAAAATTCTTGATCACTTGCTCTGTAGGGGCAATCCTGGCCACTGTGGATGCCCCGGCTGCTGTCACCTATGATGCGTCGGGCCCGCTATTCACGCCCTTGACTCTGGGTAGGATAATCCCGCGTGGGCGCCTCGTAGTATGCGGGGATTCGCTCAGCCTTCATGGACAGCCGGGGCGCTGTGACCGGAATGCCCAGTTCCAATTCGCTACAACCACGGTCACGACGCCTGCGAATTTCGGCGGCCTGACCTGGATCGCCTACGGAATGGTTGATGGCCGGGCCAACGGTGGGGTCGCCCTCGCGAACGCAGGCACGCTGGCGAGTGATGCACAAGGACGTCTTTCATGGGCGTTTGCAGGCGATACCGCAGGGCCAGCTGTCGATGTGAGCACCGGTGGGTGGTTCTACCTAGAGAGCGGGACGCTGACACGCCACGGCATCACTGTTGTTGTGCGAGGCGCTACGGCGCCAGTGCTCAACGCCAGCAGCGCCGTGCAGACGGCTGGAACGCCTGTGATCAACGACTACAATCTGACCGGTTTTGCCGCATACATCGCTGGCATGCTGGGCGATACGTTCAGCAGCTACGAAGCATGCGCAATTGCCGGCGCGACTACAGGGGATATTCTTAAGTTTTTGCCCCAGGCGTTCCAGCTGGGCACGGAGGTCGCCGTCATCACTGCTGGCGTGAACGATCTGCCGACAACGAGCGCAGCATGTGTCGCAACGATCGCCAACCTCAAGAGCATCATCGATTTCGCGGCCAGCAAAGCGCGCTTCGTCTATGTAAACGAAATTTTCCCGGACATCCTTGCCACGCCGGCCATTGTTCGCAATCTGGCCTTGGTGTCGGAGGCGATCAAAAAATACTGCGCAACGAAGAAAAACGTCCGGTTCGTCAGCTCGTTCGACAAGCTGATCGCGCCCAATGCATATGTTATCGGTAGCGGCGCGGGTGGCAGGCCGGGTGCGTACCAAGCCGACAACCTGCACCTCAAGCCATTCGGCGCGTATTGGGCAGGAAAGGGGATCGCCGACGCCATCGCAAAGGATTATGCAATCGAGCCTGGCGACCGGGGTACGGTGGCCACGTGGGATTCGACGCTGCAGCTGGGCTCGCTGAATTTGAACCCGACCCTGCGTGGCACTGCCGGCGCAGTTCCGGGCACCGGCATCACCGGCACAGCGCCCGATAGCTGGTCGCTCAATCGCGCCGGGTCAACGCAGCTGTGCACCACCGCATTTGTTGCGGCGGCTGACGGCGGCATCGATTTCTGGACGATGGATGTATCTGGCGCGACCGCAGGCGATTACAACGAGCTTTCGCAGAGCGTGCCGTTGCCTGCCGGCGTCGCCGTAGGCGATTACGTGCAGTTTGCTTGCGAGACGGTGGTGCTGACCACGTCCGGGGCTGGGCTCAATATCTTCAACGTGTACGCGGTTACCAATGGAAATCTTCAGTCGGCGTATCTGCTGCAGACGTCCCAGAACGTCGCAAACTTCACCACGGAAGCGCCGGTTCTGCACCATCGGTCGGAGCCGATGGAGATTCTTCCAGGGGTGACCTCCTTCGCCATGCGGGTGCGAGCGGGTGCCGCCGGCGCGAGCGCAGGCACGGGCAAGGTGGGAATCCGCAAGTTCCGCTTCGAGAAGTGCGCCGCGCCGGTGTACGCCTAATCAACATCGAAATTCGAAAGACGCACATGAGCTTGATCGTTGAAGACGGTACCGGCCTGGCCGGCGCTGAGTCGTATGCCAGCGTTGTCGCAGCGGATGCGCGGCTCGGTGGCCTCGGTAACGCTGACTGGGTAGCGCTGACGGTGGCGAACAAGGAGATCGCGCTGCGGAAGGCGGCGATCTTCTTGGGAATCTATCGCACGCGCTGGGCCGGCCGCCGGATGTATCAGCACCAGGCGCTGGACTGGCCGCGCTACGGCGTGGTGGTCGACGGCTTCCCGGTGCTCAGTACCGTAGTGCCGGTCGACGTCGTGAAGGCATGCATTGATTTGGCCGCGCGCTCTAGCGCCGGCGAGGATCTGATGCCTGACCTCGACCTGGGCTCGAACGTGATCAAGAAGGACAAAACCGGACCTCTGGAAACAGAGTACTTCCAGAACACCACGGATGTGCGCGAGCGCTTCGTCGCCGTCGACGCGCTCCTGGCGCCGTACCTGGGCACGGCCAGCGGTTCGAACTCAATCAAGCTGGTACGGGGATGAAACATCCATTGCGCAAGCCCGTGCGCCGGGTTCGCACGAAGCGTGAGTATGCGCCCACACGATCTGCAATTGCTCGACACTTTACCGCCTACCCGGTCATTGGCCTGCCATTTAAGGTACGCGTCTACATTTCGCCGACCAGGCGCCACATGCAAAAAGCCGCCGAGTTCATCACCGGCTTTCCAGATCCGGAAGATTTTCATGGGATGGTGCGGCACTACATGAGCAAGGTGACCGGGCGTTACGTTGTGCGCCCGCGGCACGTTGTTGCCGATATGTTCCTGAATGCCTCCGATCTGCGCCATAACGCGAATGAAATCATTGCGCACGAATGCGGGCACGCTGGAATGGCGTGGGCCCGCCTTTGCAAGGCCAACTTGTCGACGATGGATGGTGAAGAGGTGTTGTGCTATGCGATCGGCGTACTACACAAGCAAATCATTGGCTTCGGCTATGGCATGGGGATCTGGAAATGACCGACTACACCAAGACCGCCGCGCGCGCTGACCAGTCGCTGCGCCGCAAGGGCGGCACCGTGGTGCTGCGCCGGGTGCTGGCTGGGACTTACGATCCGAGCACCGGTACCGGCACCGACGCCAGCACCATCGACTACGACGGCACCGGCGTTAAGTTCGGCTACAAGGCTGAGGATATCGATGGCACGCTGATCAAGGCCGGCGATCAGCAGCTTTTGCTGTCTCCGCTCCAGCGTAACGGAATGCCGATGCCAAAGCCCTCGACCTCGGACCTAATGCTGATCGGACCGAAGACCTACACCATTGAATCAAACGGTGAGGTCGAGCCGACTGACGTGCCTGTGCTGTTCACGCTGCAGCTGCGAGGTGTTTGATGGCCGGCAAATCGTTCTCGCTCCAGATCGCGGCGTTCATCGCGAAGACCAAAGCGAATCAGGACCTGGCAGTGCGCGCCATCCTGATGAAGATCGACGGCCGGCTGGTCCAGCGCTCGCCGGTGGGTGACGCCACCTATTGGCAGCACGCGCCACCGAAGGGCTACACCGGTGGCCGTTTTCGTGGCAACTGGCAACTATCCATCGGATCGCCAGCGTCCGGACCGGTCGACCTGGTGGACAAGACCGGCAGCGCGACCTTGGCTGCGCACGCCGGCACCATCGGCACCGCCAAGGCTGGCCAAGTCTTCTACCTGGTGAACAACCTCCCGTACGCCAAGCGAATCGAGGAGGGCTGGTCCCGCCAGGCGCCCGTCGGCTTGGTAGCCTTGACCGTGGTGGAGTTCCGCACGATCGTGGATGACGCGGTGAACGGCGTGCGCGCCGGCACAAGCGCCCAGGACTTCTCACAAGGATTCTCGACCTACTCATGAGCCAGATAAAAATCCGGGCCGCGCTGGAAACGGCGCTGGCCAGCATCGTGCCGCCCATCGACACCGCGAATCAGAACTTCCCTTACACGCCGGTGACCGGGCAGCCGTATCAGGCCGTCTACCTGCTGCCTGCGCAGCCGAACAACTGGGCCATGGGCGACGCGTCGCGGCAAGAGCGCGGCATCTTCCAGATCAGCCTGCAATACCCAACAGGGCAGGGGCCGACCGCCGCCGGCGCGCGCGCCGAAACGATCCGGGCCCTATTTCACCGCGGCGCCAGCTTCACGAAGGATGGCATCACGGTCCAGGTCGAACGCACGCCAGAGATTGGTGAGGGCCGCGAGGACAACGGGCGCTGGATGCTGCCCGTACGCATCCGGTACTTCTGCAACCTGTAACAAGAACCACCCAACACAGATCGCCTCGGCGGTCTTTTTTTTCGACCAAAGAAAGGCAATCCCATCATGGCAACAACCGCAAACGGCATCGACACCTTAGTCGTCATCGGCAAACAGTCGGCCGAGGGCGTCAAGGCCCTGGCTCCCAACGGACGCTTCTACCCGCGCGTGACCGGCACCTTCGATACCGACGCCGACAAGTACAGCTCGAACGAGATCGATCCGTCGCAGCAAATGACGGACACCAGGCTGGGCAATTTTCGCGTCAGCGGCGACATCAAGGGCGAAGCATCCTGCGGCGCCTATTCGTTGCTGATGGCCGCGCTACTGCGCCGCGACTTCACCGTCGGCGGCGTCACCACCGCGCAGATCACCATCTCGTCGGCTGCAGGCGGCCTGACCCGTTCGGCCGGCTCCTGGCTGGCGGATGGGCACCGCGCCGGTACCGTCGTGCGCATCACTGGCTTTGCCACCACTGGCGCCGCAAACAACGGCAAGAACTTTTTCGTCACCGGAGTCACCGCCCTGGTGCTGACGGGCCAGTTCATGGACGCCTCGGCAATGACGGTCAAGGCCGCTGGCGACACGGTCACCGTCACCGCGCCAGGTAAGCGCACGTTCACGCCGCTCCTGGGCCACACGAAAGACTGGTTCACCGTCGAAGTGCAAGACCCGACGATCTCGGTCAACCGCGCCTTCATCGACCTCATGGTCAGCAAAATGGATATGGCGGTTCAGCCGAACGGCATGACCAGCTGCGACATCTCGTTCATGGGCAAGCTCGAAGGGCCAACCACGCCGGCCGCGTACTTCACCACCCCGGCCGCCGCGCCAACAAACGGCAAGTTCTCCGGCGCCACCGCTCTGCTGTCCGTCAACGGCATTCCGTCGCAGATCTGCACGGGCATGTCGCTCTCGATCGACGGTCAGGTAAAGATCGATCCGGTCATCGGCAATAAGTACGCGACTGCCGCCTCGCGCGGGAAGGTGATGGGTACCGGCCAGTTCACGGTGCTGATGCAAGACGCAGTGTATATCGACTACTTCAAGGCCGAGACCGAAGTGTCCGTGGCCTACGGCATGGCGTCCGACAGCTCGCCGCTGGCCAACGTCATGACCCTGGCGATGGGCCGCATCAAGATCACCTCGGCAAAGGTCTCGGACGGCGAGACGAACAAGATCATCACGTGTTCGTTCGATGTACTCAGGTATGTGGGGGCTGATGCACAACACGAAGGCAGTACGTTAAGTATTCAAGACTCCACCCTCTGACCATGATCGAGGAATGGAAGTCTGTCGGAGGTGCCGAGGGTGCCTACGAAGTCAGCAGCTTGGGCGCCGTCCGATCGCTGGATCGGATGGTGAGCACGTTCAGCAAGACCAGGACGCCAATGAAGCGGCTGCAGCGTGGGCGCGTCTTGAGGACTTGGTTTGACTGTAACGGCTATGCCGTTGTCTACATCTGCGGGGACGGCCGCCGCGAGGCGATCAATGTGCACAGGATCGTTGCCTTTGCATTCTGTGCTACCCGGACAGGTTGTAACGACGTGAACCACATCAATGGCGACAAGGCCTGCAATGCGGCTACAAATCTTGAATGGATGACCCGAAAAGAGAATGTGGCTCACGCCATCGACATAGGACTGGTCAGCCGACGTATGCGCATCCTCTCCAAGTCAATTGAGACTGGGGAGCAGGTCGAGTACGAGTCAACCGCCGCCGCTGCATTAGCACTTGGCAACAAGAACAAGGGCGGCAACATTTCCAGCGCGGCCAACGGCAAATTGAAACAGGCGTACGGCTTTCTCTGGTCGTACGTGTAACCGATCAGGGCTACGCGCCCTGTGCTTGGCCCACCTCAGACGTGGGCCTTTTTTATTCCCAAAACAGAAAGCTCAAAACCATGACTAGCGCACAAAACACTGCACTGAACACCGCTCAAACCATCGCTTCGGTCGGCTTCGACATCTCGAACTTCACCGCGCCCGCCGCCCAAGTCACCTTCAAGGTGCCAGTCATGTTCGACGACGACGGCGAGCCCACCCACGGCTTCATCATCGTCGGCAAGAACAGCGACGAGCACCGCAACGAATGGGCTGCCGTGCGCGCAGAAGGCCGTCAACGCTCGGCCAATCGTCGCACTGCGATCGACGAAACGAAGATCGAGGGCGCCGAAAAGCTGGTCAGCCTCATCGATAGCAACAACAAGCGCCTGGCCGTTGCTGTGGTGGTCGGTTGGTATGGCTTCACCAGCGCAGGCGCGCCAGCTCCTTTCAACAAGGCGCTGGTCGAGGCGGCTTTCAATAAATACCCAACCTGGCAGGAGCGCGTGCAGATCGCCATGGAGGACGACGCCAATTTTTTGAAAGTCTCGTCGCAAGCCTCCTTGCCTACGCCGGCCACCAGTTCGGCCGACTAAAGAAGGCAGGGGACGGCAGCGCCAAAGGCGATCACCTCGACGCCGCGCGCGCCAATCCGTTCTACAAGGCAGCCGCCGCGCCACCGGTGCCGCAGCTGCCGCCTGAGCTCGAATACATCTGGACCTGGTTCACGCGCTTGAACAAGAGGCGTCAGAACGGCATGGACGTCAATCCGCTGTCGAGCCAGGAGATTCTGGCTTGGCAAGCCCGGCACCAGATCGCGATGGACCCGTTCGAGCAGGAAGTCATTGACCGCCTGGACGATCTGTTCCTGTACCACCACCACAAGAAAGAAGACTAAATGACCGACCTCGTTGAACTGGGAATTGTCGTCAACAGCGCACCCATGAATGAGGGTGCGAAAGCGATGGACGCAATGGGCGATGCCGCGGTTCGGGTTGAGCCTAAGGTCATTAACACCACAAAGGCGGTGGATGGTCTGAGTGACGCCAGTTCGAAAGTTGGGCGCACCGGGGTTGACGCGACAAAAGTCGTTGATGCGCTTGGCGAGGCTTCAGTCAAAGTGGAGCCGAGGGTGGTCGGCGTAACTAAGGCGGTTGATGAACTGAGCACGTCAAGCATCAATGTATGGCGCCGTGGCACAGAGGCGACCAAGAGCATCGATTCGTTAGGTGAGGCCAGTCAGCGAACAGGGCAGCGCACGGCCGTCAGTAATGGTCAGATGAACGACACGGCCAAGATCATGCAGGCTCAGGCCGACCAAGCGCGTCAGACCGCCCAGGCGAATGCGGCTTTGGGGCAGTCGACGGACCGGCTGACAGTAGGTCAAAGCGCATTTATCGACAGGATGCGCGAGCAAGTCGCTGTGCTGGGAATGAGCCGCACGCAGCTGATGCAGTATCAAGCCGCTCAGCTAGGCGTTACCACGCAAACGCAAGATCTCATCAACAGGATGAAGCAGTTCGAAGACGCCACGAAAGCCGCGACTGAGGCCAGTAAGGCGGCTGCGGCTGCGAAGGGGCAGCAGGAGAAGTCCGCAATCTCGCTGACCGGTGCACTGGGCTTGCTATCAGCTGCGTATGGCGCCCTGAAGATCGGCGAGTATGTGAAGGAGTCAGCTCTGCTCGCGGCCCGCTACGAAACCCTCGGGGTGGTGATGGAAGTGGTTGGTCGGAATGCCGGCTACACCAAAACCCAAATGATGACGGCGACCCAGGCGATTGCCGCGCAGGGTATCACGATGGTCGAATCGCGTGAGTCGGCTGTAAAGCTGGTACAGGCTCACGTGGACCTGAAGCATGCGACCGCGCTGGCGCGCATCGCACAGGACGCGGCCGTTATCGGTCACATGAATTCCAGCGATGCCTTCGATCGTTTGGTGAACGGTATCGCTCGAGGCAACGTACTGATTTTGCGGAATATCGGTATCAACGTCAATCTTCAAAGTGCGTACCGGCAGATGGCCGAAGAGCTTGGAAAGTCGACCAAGGAGCTGACAGAAAACGAGCGTGTGCAAGCTCGTCTGAATGCGGTGCTGGGGCGTGGTGCAGATATCGCCGGTACCTACGAGGCCGCAATGGGCACCGCCAGCAAGCAGATTACGTCGATGCAGCGCTATATCACCGACTTGAAAACGGTCGTTGGTGAAGTCGGCCTGGAATTGCTGACGGTATCGGTAATGGCTGTAGGTAAAGGCTTCAAGGACGCCAACTCTGAAATGAAGGGCATGTCCGAGAATGGAGATCTGAAGCGCTGGGGCGAGAATCTGACCGATGTTTTTGTTGGCATCGCCAACTCCATCAGCAACGTCATCGTCATGACTAAGCTCGCTGCTGTCGAGGCAGCACACGCCGTGGGTGCAGGCGGAGGGAAAGGTTTCGCCGCGCCGTCTCCCGATGATTCGCTTGGTAAGAGCCTTAGCAAAAAATGGTTCTCACTGTTCGGCGCAAGTACCGCGCAGGGGAATTCGGAGACTGAAAAGGCATATGAGGAGACTATTGCCCAACTATCAGGGCAGCTGAATCGTTTCGACGCAGCTCTAGGCGAGCGCCGCGCATCAAATCGGGCGAAGGACAAAGCTGAGTTAGACGCCCGTCTGAAGATGGATGCGGATTACGCCAAAGCGGCCACCGAAGTGCTTATGAAGGCCAAGGACGGGGGTGCCGTAGCACAGGAAGCAGCCCGCAAAAAAGTTGTGGAAATGCACCGCACGATCTACGAGGGCACTCCGACCTACCGTGACACCGAAGGCCGGGAGCCGAAGCCCAAGGTAGATCGCGCGGAGAATACCGAAATGACCGATCGCATGGCTCGCATCCAGGATGCGGTCGATGCGGAAAAGTTATTGTCGCAACACCTGTCTAAAATCGATGACATGCGACACAAGGCCGGCCTCATGAGCGAGGCGGAGTTCTACCAGAACAAGAGGGCATACGCCGAGGCCAACGCAGCGGATGAGATTGCCGGCTACAGCTCAAAAATCGCAATTCTGCGCGAGCACCATAGCGCGACAAAGGCAGAGGAGGCAAAGCACACCAAGGAGATCAACGACCTTCTCGGTAAACGGAGCAAAGCCGAACTGGCGGCGCAATACGAGCGGAACGAGTTGGCTCAAGAAGAAATCCTTCGACAGGCTGCCGTCGAATCTGCATCCGATAATGCGATGAATGCATATCTCTCGGGCTTGGACCGCGAGGCCGAGAAGCTGGAAGCCGCCAATGCTGGGCGCGAGGTCTCTCTAGCTTCAGTGGAGCGCGAGGAGGTTGCACGCTTGAACCTCGCCATCGCGTACCAGCAGCAATTCATGGCTGAGCAAGCGCTCGGCGGGGCAACTGCCGAGGAATTGGCGCAGGCGCCCGCCACCCTTAAATACCTGGAAGACCTGCGTGCGAAGCGTGAGCGGATCGCGGTCGGGCTGGAACAGAAGGATACTGACCAGTATCACAAGAAAGCAGCCGATCGCGCTATTCAAGACTGGGAGCGCGCCGGGAATTCGATCGCGGATAGCCTCTCGAATGCTTTTGGCAAAGGCGGTAAGGCCATTGGGGGAATGTTCAAGGCTTACTCGACCGGTGTGGCTGGACAGTTGCGTGCCGAGAAAGAACTGGCAGCAGCTAAAAAGCTAACCGACGACAACCCGGAGAAGATTCAGGCAATACAGAGCGCCCAGCTCTCCGGGGCTCAGGCACAGCTTAAATCCTACGCGGACATGGGCGAAGCCGCGAAGACCTATTTCAATGAAAATTCCCGTGGCTACCAAGCCATGACCGCTGCGGTCGGCGTTATGCGCGCGGCCGAAGTGGCGCTAAGCCTGGTCAAGGGCGTCAACGCGGTGCTAACGCAGGGTGGGGGAGACCAATACTCGGCATTTGCCCGCATGGCCGCCATGGCTGCAATTGTCACCGGGCTCGGTGTTGCTCTCAGTGGCGGACTCGGCGGTGGCAGCAGTGGCGGCAAGAGCGCTGCTGATGTGCAGAAGTCGCAGGGCACCGGTGGCGTGTTTGGCGATATCGGAACGAAGCAGGCAGACGGTTCGACCCTGTATGCACAGCAGTCAGAATCGATCAGCCGCTCGCTGGCAATCTTGGAGGACCACAGCGGTAGCTTGATCCCGATCAATCGGGGCATGCTCGCCGCGTTGCGTTCGATCGAGGCGTCGATGAAGGGGCTGACGAACCTCATCGTGCGCGCGCCGGGCATCACCGAAGGCAGCAACCTCGGGATAAAGACTGGCCAGCTCAACATCGGCAAGCCGGTCGACGGGATTTCTACCGTCATGACCGAGGTTACAAAAGGGCTGTTTGGCCCTGGCCTTGGCGACAAGATCGCGAGCTTCGTCAACAACCTGTGGGGCAAGACAAAGCAGTCGATCGTGGACAGCGGCATCCAGTTCGGCGGCAGCGTGCGGGATCTGCAAGGCGGGAAGGGCTATGACCAGTACGCCAGCGTGGACACCACGAAGTCGAGTTTCTTCGGCCTGAGCAAGAAGACGAGCAACGCTGTGCAAACGGCCGGGCTGGAAGGGGAACTTCCAGCGCAATTCGGTCTCGTGTTCAAGGGCGTGGAAGGCGCCCTGACGGAGGCGGCAGCAGTGCTCGGCGTTGGCGCTGACCACGTCAAGAAGTCGCTCGATGATCTGACCATCGACGTCACCAAGATTTCCCTCAAGGGACTGAAGGGTGATGAGTTGACGGCAGCGCTCAACGCTGTGCTGTCGAAGACGATGGACGACATGTCGGCCGCAGTGTTTCCGGAGATGGACGCCTTCCGTCAGGTCGGCGAGGGCTACACCGAAACCATCGTCCGCCTGGCCTCGAACTACGCCACTCTGGATAACGCGCTGACCTCGATCGGTGTGACATTCGGCGCTACGGGTATCAGCAGCCTGCGTGCGCGCGAGGATTTGATCGCCGCTGCGGGTGGCATTGATAAATTCGCCGAGCAGACCAGCAGCTTCGCCGACAACTTCCTGACCGAGGCCGAACGTCTGGCACCGGTACAGAAGTATGTGAACGAGGAGCTTGCGCGCCTTGGTCGGGCCGGCATCAAAACCCGCGACGACTTCAAGGCCGCAGTGCTGGGCCTTTCTGAAGGCGGCCAGCTCGCCACCGCGGCGGGTGCTGAACTGTTCAGCGGCCTCATGGCGATCGAAGGTGCTTTTGCTGCCGTGGTGCCATCGCTCGAAAAAACGAAGACGGCAGCCGAGAAGCTGAGCGAGCGTGAAAGTCTGATTGACCGACGCGACGATCTCAAGATGACGCCGGAGCAACTGGCAACGAAGAGCCGGAACAAAGTCGACAAGTCGAACTGGGACGTCTACGACGAGGTAGCCGGCTTGGAGTTGGCGAACAAACTCCGTGGGCTGGAAATTCAGAACATGGAATTGGCTGGCGATAAGTTGGGCGCCTTGGCCGCCACGCGCGCCGACGAAATCAAAAGCCTTGATCCGGTAACAGCCGAGCTCGTCAAACGGCGCAACGCATTGGAGGATGCGAACACGGCCGCAGCCTTGGCGACGAAAAATCGCGGCATTGAGATCCGGAACATGGAGCTGGTGGGGAACAAATCGGCCGCCTTGGCTGCATCCCGGGCCGAGGAAGTGGTCGGGCTGGACGCGTCGACTGCGGCGCTCATCAAAAATGGTCACGCTCTTCAGGACCAGGCGGCTGCGGCTGCGCTGGCCGTCGGCACGGCAAACACGGCCCTTACCGGGCTGAAGAACTCGGTAGGCTCGCAAAAAGACATCCTCAACCAGCAATACGACGCGCAGGTCAAAGCTATTAAGGATTCAGCACCGACAGCGGACACCTACAAAGGCCAGATCGACGCGGCGAAGAAACTGACTGATGCCGTTAAGTCTGTGTTCGACAAGCTTGCTTCTGCGCTTGAATCGACTGAGATTCAGTCGACCGCGATGGACGCGGCGCGCCGGCGTGCTGCCCAAGATCTTCTGGCGCAGGCTGCCGTTTTCACGCGCGGCGGTGGCACCGGAAATATCGCAGGGCTGGACGAAGCTCTCGATGCGATTTCGAAGCCGAGCGAGGATATGTTCGCGACCTTCGAGGACTACGCCCGGGACCAGAATCGGGCAAAAGCCTCGCTTGAGGCGCTGCAGTTGAACGCGAAGAAGGAGCTCGATTTCGGTCAGTTGACCGTCGAAGGGCTCGAAGCTACGTCCAAGACTATCGATGCAGCGTCGAACGCTCAACTCAAGCTGCTCAGCGATCAACACATCAATGACCTGGCCCGCCTGGATGCCATCGTCACGAATGGCCAGAAAGAGCTTGATGCCGTGACCGGTGTGGATACGTCAGTGAGGAGCTTGGCTGACGCCCTCAAGGAGTTCGCCGCAGCAATCAAAGGTGTGAAGGAAGCGCCGAGTGGACTGTCGGTTGAGGGCCTGTACCAACAGGTTCTCGGCCGCGACGGCGAAAAGGCGGGCGTCGACTTTTGGAAGAAGGCATACGGCGAAACGGTTGATGGAGGCGAGAAGGCTGACTTTATCAAAAATGCTCAGCCTGAGCTCGATGCCAAGCGAAACGGCAATTGGGCCGAGTTCCTTCGTTCGCACGGGGTGCCAGGGTATGCCACCGGTGGCGACTTCGGCGGCGGCATGCGCCTGGTCGGCGAGAACGGTCCTGAGCTTGAGGCAACCGGGCCAGCCCGAATTTTCAACGCTGGACAGACCCGCTCGATGCTGAGCGGCGGCAACCCGGAGTTGCTGGAGGAAGTTCGCCGGCTGACGGCGACTGTCGCCCGGCAGCAGGTCGCGATCGAGCGTCAGCAGGAAGCGCTCGACAAGACGGCGACGAACACCAAGCGCTTGGCCGACGCCTTTGAAACTGTAACCGATGGGAATAATGCCATGCGCACGAAGGAGCAAGCATGAGCGCGGATTTCCGCATGATCCGGCCGGTCGCAGTGACAGATGTGCGATTGATCAGCAGTACCGTTCCGGAGGCACTGGTGCAGGAGTACGCAGGTGCCACCACGTACATTCTCGGCGCTGTGGTCGGGGTTACAACTGGCACACAGCAGGTCGTTTATCAAGGCCTGCAAGCGAGTAACGGTGGGCACGTTCCCGCCAGTTCGCCCACATGGTGGAAGCTGCTGGGCACGGTGTACGCGCCATACTCGGCCGGGACGACGTACGCCAAGGGAGATCTCGTATCGAGCGTTGGTGCCGACGTCCATGAACTGTATGAGTCGCAGATCGCGAGCAATGTCGGTCAATCGCTGGCAGGGAATCCCACCAAGTGGTTGCGGCGCAGCGCGACGAATCGCTGGAACATGTTCGACAAGGCGATCAACTCGCAAACGGTGGCGCCGAACGCCGTCACCGTCGTGATCAAGCCAGGGGTGGTGGTGAACACCATCACCCTGTTGAACGTCGAGGGCGCGCAGGCATCGATCTCGCAAACGATCAGCGGCTATTCGCTCATCAAGAGTCTGGTTCGACACGAGGTGCTGAGCTGGTACGACTTTTTTTACGAGGAGCCGATCCGGTCTGGCGATGTCGTTTTCGACGGCATTCCGCCCTACGCAGCTGCTGAAATCACCATCACGGTCGACAACGCTGGGCTGGACGCTGCCATTGGTGGCTGCTTCGTCGGAAAGTCCCGAACGATCGGCCTCACCCAATGGGAGCTGACGGCCGGCGTGCTCAGCTACTCCACCACCACGACCGACACGTTTGGTAACACGACGATGGTGAAGCGGGCGAACGCAAAGCGGATGAACTTTGACGTGCGCATCCCGGAGGGGTTCGAGAGTGAGGCTTTCCGCTTGCTCACCGAATACACGGACGTTGAAATGGTCTTCATCGCATCGTCGGACTACTCCATGACCATCGCCTACGGCTATCTTGGCCAGTGGGAAGTCCCAATCTCAAATAGCGGCCGGGCCGCACCAATCGAAGTACGAGGACTGATATGACAATAACGCAGGTTATCACCCCACTGCCAGTGGCGCCAAATCCGGCCACGGACCCGCCGGCAGTGTTCAGCGAGAAGGCAGCGGCTTTCGTCGCGCAGCAGCAGTTGATGGTGCCGGAGATTAACACTTGGCGCATCCAGGCGAACGCGCTGGAAACCAACGTCAACGCGAAGGAAGGATCAGCCAGTGGCTACGCAACTGCCGCGCAAGGCTTCCGAGACACAGCCAATTTTGCAGCTGATGCGGCGGTCGGTTATCGGGATCAAACGCAGGGATGGGCGGTAGCAGCTGCAGCAAGCGCCACCACCATCGGCACCACGGCGGCCTTCTCGGATGCAAATCCGATGGTAAAAAACGCCACGGTCAATACGAAGCAAGGGCGGTTCAAAGCAACGTTAATCACTGCTGCGACTATTCGTGATTACCTGTTGCCTGATAAAGATGGAACTATGGCCCTGACGAGCGATATGGGCTCAGCACTTGTTGCCGGGCCGCTCGCGACAACTGCCGTACCGTACGTTGACTTCCTCACGTTATTCAGTGCTGGTGCGGGTAACTTCGATAATTACGACATCATTCTTAATCGTATTCAGCCTGTGTTTGCAGCGAATAGCGATTCACTGTGCTTGCGCGTCGCAAATGCCGGCACCGTAGACACTGGCAATTTCTATGCTGGGGGCGCTGTCGGTGCCGGGTTCGGCTCGCTTGTTGGCACAATCACAGGCCCGAGTATCAGGGGCCAAGACGTCCAGGCCGGGAATATCGAAATTCAAATCCGCAATGCGAACTCGGTTACTGGTTCGAAAACAGTCTTCATTCGGGCGATTGGCAACACGTCGCCGGCAGTCAGTTACCAGATTCAGCAGTTTTGGGGCCTGTACACCGGCGCCAATGCGATATCTGGCTTCCGACTGTATTGGGCCACCGGAGCTAACTTTGCCGCAGGTGGCTCCGTTCGTGTCTACGGTTGGAAAAGCGCATAAGGAAAATATGGAACCCTTGAAAATAGATTATTGGGATGTGGCTGAAGGCGTCCAAAAACAGCGGGATATGACCAGCGATGAAGTGACGCAACGGGAGTTCGATATCGCAGCCGCTGCCGTGCCGGTGGTGCCGGCATCTGTGCCGATGCTGAACGCGCGCCTGGCCTTGATCGCCGCCGGCCACATGGCTGCAGTGAAGGTCTTCGTCGACGCGATGCCAGGCGTTGACGGCGAGCAGGCGCGCGCGTACCTCGAATACGCGCAGAACGTGCGGCGCGACCACTGGCTGGTCGAGGGCATTCGCCAGGTGCTGGGGCTGGGCCCGGCTGACATCGACGAACTGTTCATCACCGCCGCAGCGATCGACTGATCACGCGCAACATCCTCTAAGCCGCCTTCGGGCGGTTTTTTTATTGGCCGGCCAGAGACCCTAATGACACAAGCATCCACCGAAGTACAGATCGCCCTGCTCATCCATGGGCAAGCGCTCTTGCAGCGCGAAATTGAAGAGAACAAGCGCGAGGCCGAGGTCGACCTCAAGCGCGTACAGGAGAAGGCTGACGCCGGCGAGCGCGCCAATGCCGCCCGCATCGCTGCAATTGAAGCCGAGCGAACAAAGGCTCTGATTTGGGGCATATCGACGCTGGGCGCGGCCGTGCTTCTGATGGGGAGTTGGATTCTTACGAAACTGTTTACAGGAGGCATCAAATGGTAAAGGGCAAATTGGATACTGCGTTTTATTGGATGCTGCGCTTCGCCGTGATGGTCGCGGCCGGCGTGGTCGTGGTGGCCATCGTCTACCCGAGTCCGATCCTGCGCGGCGCGCCGGGGCCGGCCGGCGCGGTGGGCGCTACTGGCGCAACCGGCGCCGACGGCGTAGGCGAGAAGGGCGACCCCGGGCGGCGCGGCCCGGCTGGTGCCGACGGCGATACAGGAAAAACCGGAGGCACTGGCGCCAAAGGAAAGCAGGGCGATACCGGCGCAACTGGCGCCAAGGGCGGCGGATTCTGGAGTGGAAAATGAGCGTGACACTGGAACAACTCAAGAAGATCATGCCGCGCGCGGGCAAGCGGGCGGACGTGTTCTGCGCACCGCTCAATGCGGCGATGGCAGAATTCGGCATCAGCAGCCCGGCCCGGCGCGCATCGTTTCTTTCGCAGATCGGACACGAGTCTGGCCAGTTGCTCTACGTGCGCGAGATCGCCAGCGGCGAAGCCTACGAGGGTCGCCGCGACCTGGGCAATACCAACCCCGGCGACGGGCGGCGGTACCGGGGGCGCGGCTTGGTCCAGATTACGGGCCGGGCCAACTACAGCGCGTGCGGGCTGGCGCTCCGGCTGGATCTGCTGGCCAGTCCAGAATTGCTCGAGCAGCCGGTCAACGCCTGCAGGTCCGCTGCCTGGTTCTGGAAGTCGCACGGCCTGAACGAGCTGGCCGACGCTGGCGACCAGGTCAAGGTAACGAAGAGGATCAACGGCGGCACGAACGGACTCGCGGACCGGCTGGCCCTGTTTGCAGTCGCTGCACAGGTGCTCGCATGATGATCGATTGGATGCTGGTCATCCTGGCCGCCGCGGCTGCGCTGATCGCGCTGTCGATCTGGCGCGCGCACCGGGCATCAGGCATTTCGTTCAACGCCTTCGACTTGATCATGGAGGACGGGAAGGTCAGTAAGATCGCGCTGGCCTTCATGCTCGTCCTGGCCGTGACAACGTGGATCGTGGTCGACCTGACCATCAAGGGCAAGCTTACTGAAGGCTATTTCACAATGTACGGCTCAATGTGGGTAATCCCGCTGGTGGCCAAGGTCGTCTTCAACAAATCCGAGGCGCCGACGTCGGCCGGAACAACGACCATTACCAAAATCGAATCTGTGGAGAAAACGACGCCATGAGCGCATTTAACACTATTGCCGCCGGCGTCACCGGTGGCATCTGGAAGATCATCGCCGTGGTGCTGCTGGCGGCCCTGCTGGTGGTGGGCGCCTGGGCCGGTGGCGGCTGGTTCCTGGCGGCGCGCGACCGTGACGCCGTCCGGGCCGACCTGGTCGCCGAGCGCAGCGCGAACGCCGAACTGCGCGCCGGCATCGCGTTGCAGAACAGCGTGGTGGAAGCAGCCGGCGCCGCCAAGCTGGTTGCCGAGGCGCGCGGCCAGGACGCCCAGCAGGTGGCCGCCGCCGCCGGCCGGCGCTTCGACGCTGCGCTGGCCAAGGTCGCCGGCGCGCGCGCGACCACCTGCGACGAGGCCATGCCGACCGTGAACCTGATCCTGGAGGCTACCCGATGAAACTTTCGAAATTTCGAAATTTCGATTTTTCGCAATTTTTTCGCCGATTCCTGCGCTGGCCTGCTGGCGGCGGTGAAAACGCTCAGAACCCGCATGGATGCTCACTCTTGCCCGGCCTGCTACTGGCCATCTTCATGCTATTGACGCCCGGTTGCACGAGCTCGCCACCACTTGTGCAAGAGGTCAAGATTCCGGTGTACCGCTCCTGCGTGACGGAGGTTCCGGCCAGGCCGACGTTCGGCACGCGCACCCTGGCGCCGGATGCCAGCAACGGCGAGAAGATCCTGGCCCTGGCGCGCGACCTGCCCGTGCACCTCAAGTACGAGGCGCAGCTCGAAGCCGTGATCGCGGGGTGCTTATGACCCGATATGGGAATTCACATATCGGGACCGACGACCTCCCGCAACCCCATCAAAATGAACAACTGCAAAAATTGCAGCAGTTGCCAACGCCGACAGATGAGCATGACCCACTCGGCACGCTGCTGTTCGAAATGACCGTGGTGGACGACAGCACCTCGCCGCTGCAACTGGTGAGCGCCGAGCTGCTGGCGTATTACCGGCGCTGCGAGGCCGAGCTGATCGCGCTCAAGGCTGCGCCCGCGGTCGCAGAACGTGCTCACGGCACCACGCTCATGTGCGCAAAGCGGAGGGCCGGCCAAGATGATCCAGGCAGCAGAGGATGGCTGGCAGTTAGCTAGCCAGTATTCTTGAACGTTTCAAGCCGCGCTCGTAAGACTGGCCAGGAGCTTCGAATAAATTCAGTGCCGAGTTCGAGGCTCGATTCATTTAATAGGTTATCGATGGCGTCTATATACCGGTTAGTGCGCTCCGACATCGATACGCCGATCAAGTCTTGAGCTAGTGATGCCTTGACCTCCGCGCTGGAAATAGGCGGGGGCGTCGGAACGTCTTTAAGAATATTCGGATGCCATAGTTTCAACACTGTCAGAACCGATTCGCCCAGGGTAAGCGCTGCGTTGTCTTCGCCTTTTGCTAGAAATTGATCAAGCGAGAAATCGAAAATAAAAGTCTCACGATCATCCTTCACGTGAGCAACTGAAATGTCAGATTTTTCATTTATATAAATCTCGATGCGAGGAAGTCTCATTTTTAGTCCTTAAAACAGGCAAACTGTAGGACAGCTTGCCTGGCGTTCTAATGATGCTTATGGAAGCTCGGCAGCGCGAAGGCAATCCGCGTGGTATTGCGCTGCTCTTTCTCTACACGCCCTGAATGAGCGTTGATCCATTGCTCGCGAGTACGCTTTGCACTCGTCCATATCCCGGTCTAATTTCCGATCGCACCCTTGCTTTCGTTCCTCGACGGTTTCGGGCGGAGGGAGCGGAACGTCTCCAGGGACGGCGCAGAAAAACCCCGTCATACCGCAGATCGTCGGAGTAGCCGGACCCATTGGCGACAAACCGCCATCGTTTGGGGATGCGCCCGGATTCGGCCAGCGCTCGGTAATGGTGCAGACAACAATCGGGCCTACCGTGCAGCTATATCTGGATTCATAACTTCCATCATTACCTCCAGGCGTCCAATCCCAACCGCCGCCGCCACCGTCGTTGCTACCACAGTCGTTTTTCTGAGGCAGACGGTCATCAAAGTCGCAGCCCCATGAATAGTGCGTTGGCGGACGATTCATCTTAGCTTTCAGCGCCGCCGTCGCCGCGCTTACTGCCGATGAAAACTGGGCTACGTCACGATGAAGTTCGTCGGAATTTTTCGATTTTGCGTCGTCGGAGCCAACAAACTGGAGGACGTCTATTCGCCCCGCGAGAACCTTGGCGCTTATAGAGACCCCGACTGGGAAGCGGGCCTTAACTGGCTCGCAAACCACCGATGTCTGGCCTTCGCGCGAGGCGCAAATTGTTGACCCCTTTTGCGATTGAACCAAAAAACTACTGCGCCCCGGAATAAAGTTCGCTTGAATTACACCGCTAACCTCGCCTAGCGCTTCTGGAAGTAGCGCTGTTTGGCACGTTACACCGGATCGAGAGCCTTCGTCACAGATCAATATCTCTCGCCCGGCGCTCCACGCGATCTGTTTGGCCGGCTTAAACGCCTTGATCTCGGGCTGCGTCTTCCCAGTAGCGAGTTCCGCAGCATTGGAAAATATCGGCATAAAATTCATGCCGGCGAAAATTAATGGAATAACTGAAAGATGTAAGCGCATGTTTGTACCCAGAATTGAATTTATTAAACTGCTGCGATTGATTTGCGCAGCGCCTATCAATGGAATATTGACAGGTAAAGTTTATATGACCCGTCGAGTGAAGGTTTATCAAAAGTCAATCGCACTCACCTACTAAAAACTTTCAGCAATTAGATTTCAATGAGGAAGCTTTCCGAGTTAACATGCGCGAGTATATATTGCTTTCTTTGTTTGGCGTGAAGCGAGTATGCGCTAGCAAGCACATCAAATAGAATTTGCTTACCCTAGCTATTACAAAGATTTACTCGGCTGGGATTACAGTTAGACGGGGGTTCCGCTGGGGAGTTCCCTGGCGTTCGGGCGGGGCCGTGTCGCGGTCGATTTCACGTAGGCCTGAAAGCGTCGAGGATGCGATATACTGTACGCATGTACAGTATCGTGAAAAGATTGAGAGTCCGGGGAGCGCGCCGGCCAGACCGAGACATCTTCGCCGACCCTGGCGCGGCAGGGCAGCTGACGATGTGCCGGGTTGAGGGATGGACCGAGCTGAAGCTGTATGCATCGGGGACTGATGCGCGTCCGGAGCCGTTGATACCGGTGCTTATTGACCCGGTTCTAGTCGTGATGCACGGGAGCAAGATGCTGTTTCGAGGGATGGAGCGTCAGGGCGCCCAAGGCGATCCGAACTCAGCGACGATATTGCAAGAGTGGTCAGTCCAGATCGTGACCGAACCGCAGCCGGGGGTGGCGCAGCAGTCTCATCGGCCGCCGTCATAATGCTGCCGTCGCTCATACTGTCCAGCTAGCGCGGCTTTGGCCAACTCGTCGGGCACGTGCTGCCGGCGCAACAGCGTCAGCCCAGCGCCTTCGTCAAATGCTCGCTTCATGCGCAGCGCCTCACGGATGAGGTCGGCGGTCTTCTGGTCCTGGCGTCGATCGGTCATGGCAGATCCTCCTGCCGCGACTGTAGTGCGAGCGTGGTGAAGTAGTGTTGAGGCGCATCAGGTACGCGCGGGCGCGTCAGAATTGTGGCGCGGAATATTGCCGCAAACTAGGCTCGCTTCCACAGAATTAAACTTTCGCTTGCTTCTGCGCATCCCGCCAAGCCTTGTACTCTGGCTTGCGGTAGAGCGATTCCTCACGAACTCCGGCTTGCTTCGCAGCTTCCCGACCGGATATCCCTGTCGTCACAAGACGTAACGCTTCCCGCATTTCCGCTGATATTTTGGCCGTCATTATATTGCTCTCTAGTCATTCGATCACCTATTCGCCACCCCATCCAGCTACTGGTCCGTGGCTCTCCATCCCGGCCAATTTCGAATAAGCTGTACAGTCCCTTGACTGCCCTGCACAGGCCGTCCTTCCATTGCAAGTGACGTGGATGGAAAAGGTGGGAGTTGTCGCGAACAAGGTTGCATAAATTAATACCTTCAAGTACCACCATATTTGGGCCGATTAAATACCAATATTTCGCAGCCCAATTATCAATATCTTTCGAGCATCGCCCCGGTGGGTTGGGCTTGCCTCTGCGGCTATCGGCCAATTTTTTATACATCTCGGGAGGGGGTGCCTTTCTTGTGCCACTTGCCCATTTTCTTTTCAAAGAGTCAGCGCCTCGCTTGATTTTCTCGGGGTCTCTATTGATGCACCCGCAGCTCTTGATTTTGCCTCGCCTCATGCCGGATAGATAAAATGCTTTTTCAACTCCGCAATCACACAAACACAAAGCCATTGTTCCGCCAATTTCATTGCGCGGAGCACTTCCTATGACGAGAAGGTTTCCGTAACGCTCGCCGGCCACGGCTTCAAGTTTTTTGGACATACAGCCTCCGTTATGATTAACCTTATAATATGACATTAAGTCATGCGATGCAAGCTATCTTTGTGATGGATGGCGGCGCAAGTCTTTCGCGAAGCCGCACAAAAGCCGCGCTACCGTCCTGCGGGATCATGCTGGCAAGTGGTCGGGGAAATTCCCGGGGAATTTGCGCCAGATTGTAGGGTTGCGTAGGGGCACTATCACTATGATGCTCCACCCCTCTACCACCCTGAAACCCCATCGTTACAGGTTCATAGCCTATCCGGGGTTCGAATCCCCGTCTCTCCGCCAGGAACACAAAAGAAAGCCACCCTCGGGTGGCTTTTTTGTTTCCTGGCGGAGAGAAGAAGATCCCCTGCGGGATCTTCGGCGGGGATTCGAAGGGCTGGGCGTACTCGCCCGGCCCTCTCCGAATCGTCCAACTGCCACCGCTACGCGGTGGCGCGCCGGAGGCGCCGCGCGTAGCGCACGCAAAATTCCCATAAACACTATTCTTTCAATCAATTTGCCTACTCGGAAGTGAGCCACCGCCCAAGCGGCGCACACGGCCGCCATCGGCAAGGCCCAAGCGAAGGTTCTAGTTCAAAACGAGATTAAAGTATCGCGACCGCATCAACAAGGTTTCTCTGAAAAGGGCCGAGCACAACAAAATGATGCAGGCTGCTAGATCGCCATGGTCACGGCGTCACAGACCAGCTTGGCTGGGGATGCTCGGCGCTATCGCCCAGGTCCACTACGACGGCCAGGTACAGCCATCCGGTACCGGTCCGGATGTACGTGATGTCTGAAACATATGCCATGTTTGGTGCCACCGGATTGAACTGCCGGTTGAGCACGTTGGCGGCGACAGGCAAGTCGTGCTTGCTGTCCGGCGTGTGGATGAAATTAGCTGTGGCACGATGACGCAAGGACCTCAGCGCGGACGATTAGAAAAGTCCTTATCGTAATGCCATCGTTGCCCCTTAATAGGAGTTTTTTCCTCAATTTACCGTTCAGGAGCGCGCCACCTCATTTCCAAGTTTTTCAAATACCGGCCATCAGTTGATCCATTCAGCGCCCACCGCTGCGAGCGCATTGCAGCCAACCACGCTGGTACCCGTGCTGGTCACGGCGACTTTCGCCAAGGCACGCCCGGCAATGGATCCCCCGGTCAAGGTGATGGACCCGTCAATGGGGTTGCCCGCGAGGATATTGCCTTTGAAAGTCGACGTGGTCAACGTCACCCCGGCGCCGATCGACCAAAACACATTGCACGGTTGCCCGCCATCGGTCATGACTACCGAGAAATTGGTACCCGTCAGTGCTGCCCCGACTTTGAAAATCCAAATTCCTTTCGCTGGCCCACTGAGCCTCAATGTCGTGTCCGTAAACGTCACACCGGCGGGGAAACAGTAGACGCCCGGCGCAAGCGGCCCGAGCACCGGCAGATTACCGGTGAAAGCAGCGATCGAGATAGTTTGCGTGCAGGGAGTAGACTGGAGAGAAGATTGTGCTCTGAGAAAGTCGCCCTGTGCCGTAGCCGCGGTCGCATTGGTCGCAGGAGGAATCTCACCTGCTGTTGTGCAGCCGGTATTTGTAAAGCTGCCCGGGTAGACACCGATGTTTCCAGTCACTACGGACCCGGCAGTACAGGTGACGTTCGTGCCTCCCAGAAGGGAGAATTTAGCCGCCGCGCCAAGTTTGGGCGCCGCCGCCAGTGACATCTGAGCCCATGCCGAAGAGACGCCAAGTAGCATGGCGATTCCAAACATGGACGTAGTTGCTAATTTCTTGATCATTTTTTCTCCCTTTAATTTCCGCAGAAAGCCACCTATGGACGGCCTCCTCTCGCAGGCGCAAATCCAAACCACGTCCAGATGATTGCGCCCTCCATTGACAGTGTTCTGGTTCCTGACGAGCGTCAATTGTATTTACAGAATCAGTAGCGTTCGGTTAAGGCAATCGTTACAAAGACCACAGTTTTGTGACTTGACTGCCGGGTTCCGCACGCTTGCCGTTTCAATCTGAACGGGAGCAAGCATGGAGGCAACATCGACATTGGTGCTGCGCACCGGCTTGCCTCTGGAGCTGTCGTCGCCACCGTCCCCGGCTTGGGTGCTGGCCCTCGACCAAGCCCATCGGGGGTACGCTGCTCGGTGCGCTCGGCCTGGTGCTCGACATAATCGTGCTGTAAAACACGCGCTACATGGAGGCAGCATTAACCAGCGGGGCGGACGGCTAAGAGGTCTGCGAGGACTGCCTGGAATAGGCGTTGATCAGTCACGGCAAGCCGGACATCTTCAACACGGACCAGGGCGTGCAGTTCACGAGCCTGGCGTTCACCGGCGTGCTGCTGCGGGAAGGCGTGGCGATCAGCATGGATGGCCGGGGCCGGGCGCGGGACAACATCTTCGTCGAGCGCCTGTGGCGCAACGTCAAACACGAAGACGTGTACCTGAACGGGTACGCGACGATGGTGACCTGACGGTTAGGCTGACGCGCTACTTCGCTATCTACAACGAGGAGCGGCCGCACCAGTCGTTGAACTACCAGACGCCGGATGTGGTGTACGCCAGTGGCGAGGGCGGCGGCGCGATGATCGTGAATAAACGATGATCGTGGATAAATACGGCAGTGCCACGGTCACGCCGTTGGTAACTTCAGGCGCTGTGGCGGGGCATGGGGCACCGCTCCACACTGCGCCCTACCGGGAGCGGGATGCGATCAACGCTGTCTACGAATGA